AATCGTTAGGCATTCTTTGCCGACTCGTTTGCGCGCTTCTGTTTGTTCCGTGCGACTGCACCGCCGACAAGCGCAGCGCCAGCATAGATAAGAAACGCCTGTACGCCGACGTACTCACCAACCGCCACAATCGCCATTGCGATAAGCGAGAACGGGTCCGCATGCGCCGGGACGCACACCAGCAGCAAGAGTAATGCGATTAGACGCGCCATGCCGCTACCCCCGCAGTGACAAGCAGGAATGCGACACCTTTTGCGGTAGGTACTGCGATATGCGTTCCGGTACAGACTCCGAAGGTATAACCGGAGACTAGACCGATTTTCCGTCCGCTCTGCACAAGCGCCACGTCTCCGCGCTGCATGAAAGCAGGCCGAACTTCAGCGCCGAAGCGCTTATTCCCCAGGCCGCGAAAGCCGCCAATGGCCCGCAGGGCGCGAAAAGCCTCCATAGGCGAGCCGTAGCCCCTGTATTCGGGGATTGGGTCTTTGCCACGGCATACCATGACCCAATCGCCACCAAAGCTGATGCAGTCGTGTTCCAGCCACTTGAAATCGGCGTACCGATGCGCGGCAATGTAGTCTTCAAGGTGTTTCATCGTTGCTGCTGAAAACGTTCACTGAGCCAGGGACGAGCCTTGCCCACAAGTTGCGGTACTTGTTCCATGCCGCGATCACCTGTGTACTCGAATTGCTGTTGCGCGTTCGTGTACCGCAGGCTGTCAGGGTCACTCGTTTCGTCGTAGGAGCCGCTACGGCATATCAGCTTGATACGGCTTTTGTCTTTCTTGCGTTCGATGTGCGTTGTTGCCATGACGCCTTTGAAGCGTACGACAGGTTCTCCGGCAAGCTGGCCGGTCGCGGGGTCCAGCATGGCAAGCCACACCGTTACGGGGCGATCCATGTACACCGAAGGATCACCCATCGCGTATGCAAGCAGCGATTCTTTCAGCGGGTTCAGGTAATGCTCATGCTTTTGCGGCCCGCCGTCTTCGCTTTCCTTCAGGCCGCTCATACTGAACTTCTTCACGCCTTGGAACGTCTCGCCGAACGCTACGATGTTCAACGGGTAGGCGGCAAGGAACAACGGTCCTGTTGCGAATTCGTATTTCGCCAGATTCACCGACGTGTACACACCGCTTGCGGCTTGGTTGTCGAAACCTGTGTTCGTTACGACGCTCATTCCCAATCCTCCACGATGTCTACGCTATAGCCGCCGCGTGCGCCGTAGCCGTTCGTCGTCTTCCATGCCGAGCTTGCCGATTCCGGCTTCTGACGTCCTAGCCATGTGGGCTTGTCGAAAACGACAGCGCTGTTTGCTACAGCGGGAACACGAAGGTAATTCTTAAACCGTACTGTGATGCGTCCATTTCCGTCCGCAACAGCATCTTCCATGATGTACAACGCTTGACGATTTGTTGTGGCTTGATTGACGCCGAACCAATCACCGCGTAACAGCGTCTTGCCTGCGTTACCGGCAGTGCCATCGATTACGCAAGTCGTCGCGCCAGCGGCTGCGGTAGCGTACATTTTCGTCGTCAAGCCGATATTGAACGTACCCTTCGGCACAGGACAATAAATGTCGTGCACTGCAAGGTAGTTGATTGCGCCATCAAGGTCAAGGATCATGGCTTGCCACAATGCCGACAGCCAATCCGGTACGCGGGCTTCTGATGCAAGCATCATTGTCCAGCGCGGCGGTCCCATGACTTCGGTATCGCTTTCGCCTGTCGGACCTTCGTTGTAGTTCACGTCCGAACGCATGACGCCAGATGTCATGTCTCCGGCTTCAAACGTTGCGGGCGGTACGATAACAAGTCTAGTCATTTACCAAACCTATGTTTTGGAAGTATTCACGTTGACGTTTATCGCGTGCGTCAAGCTGGCTTTCTACGTTACGGTAGACATCCTCGCGGTCGGAACGCGCATCGACCGTGATTTGCGTTGTCGGGGCGTAGTGGATTGTATTGCCGCCGCGTGCACTGCCGCGCTTATTTTCCTGGGCGGTCAGGATGCGCTCGCCTTTGTGAATCTTTGCGATCTGATCGTGTGGAACGTAAGGCGTGCCCACATCGTAGCTTTTCATGCGATCCATACGCGCGAAATCGCCGGTTGGCAGTGCCGTAGCATCGATGCCGGTACCGTAGCCGCTCGCCGTATTGCCGCCCATCAGGTAGCCAAGGCCAGCTTTCAGGAGCCCGCCCCAGCCGCCGCCCTCGCTCAGTTGTTGCGACATCGGACCCGTAACGGTACGCTGGATTTCCAGGCGGGCGAAGTCGGCAAGCATGCTCGTAACGAGCGACTTGATTTCAAACTTGCCTGTCGAAACGAAGCCAACAAGCGTGTCTTCCATCGTCTTGATATTCTTGTTAAACGCTTCGGCAACGCGGTCACTGAACGTGTCTGTTCCCATCGCCACAGACACGTCAAACAGTTCGGTGCGCAGCGCGGACATGCCTAGCGCATATTGCGTAGCGCCGATGTAGCCACGGTCCATCGCTTGCGTAAGCGCGGTTTGCTTGACGCGGATCGTCTCCAGCTTACCTGCCGTATCGTCGTAGATACTGTTAAGTGCCCTGTCAACCGCAATCGCTTCGGTTTGACCTTCGACACGTGTACGGTAAGCGTCAAGTTGCGCTTGAGTCTCTGCCGTAATCAAGCCGCCGTTACGCGCACGCAACGCGCCTTCAGCACGCAACATTTCCGTTTCGACATCGCGTGCCTTGCCGTACTTACCACGAAGCCGGTCCTGTTCGTCAAGTGCGCGATTCATCGCACGCAACGGGTCGATGATGTCCAGATACGTTTCTTTCGCAACCGCCTGTTGCCGCAGGTTCTCTGCCAGGGAGATTGTCCCCTTCTGGTACAGCGCGTCAGCCGCTGCAAGCGCTTCGCCGTAGTTGCGCAACGGTCCCACTGCGGTTTCATACGCTGCGTCCATTGCGGCTTGCGCACGTGCATTGTCTACGATGGTCTTGATCTTCTTTTCAATGCCAATGCGTTCAGCATCATTCAACGTAACTTTCTTACGTTGCAAGCTGATTTCGATTTCATCCATCTTGACTTGTATGTCACGCTCATGCTTCAGAACACCAAGCGCGTTTAACTGCTTGTTCAATTCTGCGTTAACAATCGCCATTGACTGTGCGCGTGTTTCTTCCGCCTTGGCAGCATCCTTCGACGCCTTCGCTGCATCAGGCATAAACTTCTTACGGATACCCGCTTCGATAGCTGCTTGATTGTCAACGTTGTACTTCAGCACTTCGCTGTTTGGGTTGGCCTTCGACAGCTTCGCAATGTTCGCGCGGAACGCAGCAACCGCACGTTCGGCTTTGACTGCGTTATCTGCAATCTCTGCCGACATGTTGTTAAGCGCTTCAGACGCCTCAACGCCGTCACGTTGCGTTTGCGCCTGCATCGCCTTGTTCTCTGACACGCGCGTCTCTAGTCGCAATGCCTCCTGCAACAGCGCGATACGGTCTTTCGCGTCCTTCACGGCTGTCGGGTCAGCGCTACGGTTCGTAGAGCGGATGTCCTTCGGACCTGACTCCGCTTTCGTCAATGCTTCCTGCGCCGCTACAAGTTGTTCTTGGATCGTCTGTTGACGGCCAAAGTCTTTCGTCTTCGTATAGGCATTCGTGATAGCCCTGCCCACAGCGTTCCAGGCGCGCTCTAGGATGCCGAGGCTCGTCGGCGCTTCCTTGCCGTAGTAGTTGTACAGGATGCGCGACAGTTCCGTTACGGCTTGCTGCTTACGGCCTGATTCTTCCAATGCGCGGATGTACTCGTACTGCGCGGTCGTGAGGATGTTGTACTGCGCATTGAATTCGCGGGCGAACTTCGCAGGCCCCTCCGTCATCTTGCTCCAGGACTTAACGATGTCTTCAGACTTATCGCCTGTAAGCTTCGAGAAGTTCTGCGTTGCGATGCTCAGTAGCTCGATTTCATTGCGTTGCAGTTGACCTGTACGTGCGTACGCCATAGCTACATCACGTGACGACGAAATAGACTTGTTAGAGGCAGTCGCAATCGTGTCCGACATTTGGATGAACTGCCCTGCCGACAGGCCAGCACTGCCGCCCGTGAGCGCAAGCTGACGCTCAAAGCCCTTGAATTCCGAGGTCGCCCGGTCAACGATCAGCAAACCGCCCGCTACCGCCGCCGTGAGGGCCGTGAACAGCCCCAGCGGGCTTGCCAGGGCGGTACCCAAGGCGCGGAAGGTATTGGCTGCGCCGCCCCATGCCTGCGTCACCTGCCCGCCCTGTTGGAGAAGGATTGTCAGCGGGCTCGCGCCGGACGCCAGGGAGGCAATCACGTCGTTGACCGTGTACTGCAACGTGAGGATTTGGAAACGATTCAGCTTCGCGGCATCGCCCATACGCTTCTGCGCACCGGCATTCTGATTCATCGCAGCCGTTGCCATGTTCACGGCTTGCGTATACGTCTGCTCTGAAATGGCACCAGCCTTGCGCAACGCGGTCGCTTCTGCGATGGTACGGTTCGCCTGCATCTGCGCTGCGTACATCGGATCAATCGCAGACTTCAAGCGATCAGTACGGCGTGCAAGTTCTTCCGTTTCGGCAGCGGCTTTTGCTTTCGCGTTTGCGTCTTCAATAAACACTGAAGCGCTGCTACGTGCTGTGCCGCGTGAAGAATTGACAAGCCCTGGGGCGTAGACTGCGTTTACGTCTTGCTGTGCTTGTGCAGCTACCTGCTTGGCACGTGCAGTTTCAACAGTACGGTACAACTTTACGGCGGCGTCACCTTCCTTGTCCATCGCACGTGTCGCGCGCTCACTGGCGGCAGTTGCTTTTGCCTTTGCAATTTCAGTGCGCGCCAGGACAGCATTCGTGCGTTCAAGCTCAGTGCCTACACGTTGGGCTGCAAGGGCCGTACGCTGGGTTTCCGTGGCTGCACGGGCCTGTTCGCGGGTAGCACGGGCCTGCGCCGCCTCTGCGCGCCCCTGGGCGGCTTCCATGCGCGCCAGGGCCGACGCCTGCCGGGTCGTGGCCGTCGTCTGCTTGTCCATTTCGTCTTGAAGCTTACGAACGGACGTTACGTTGATACTGCGCAGTTGCTCCTTTAGCGTGCTGATCTGCGTGTGGGCTTCACGCGCGACTTTGCCGAGCGCTTCAATCTTCTGGCGCGGTACGTCGGATACCTTATCTTCTACGACGATATGAATTGTTTCGTCAGCCATTCTTAGCCACCATCTTTCTACCTATCAGCGCAGCACGCGCCCTGAAGCCGATTGGGCCTTGTTTCGCATGTCCGGTATCCAGAACATGCGCGTAGGGCAGAACGTTCGATATGTAAATCCGTTGTCCGGGCTTCTTCGTTGCAAGCACCGCTTCACCGTCTGCGAGCATCGCGCCAACACTTGCACCGCGCGTGCTACCTAGTTCACCGTAAAAATACGCTGGCCGATACGTCATCGGCTTGCCGTCTAACGTTACCTGCCAGTTTGACACAAACAACGATGTATCGACCGGCGAGATACGTCCAAAGTCCGCGAGGATCGCACGCGCTACGTCGATGGCGAGTGCGTTTGGTCCTGCCGGAAGTGCAGCGGCCCGACGTTCCATCGACTTTGCTAAATCTAGGAGCGTACGGGCCACTGTTATTTCCTTTTGCCTTGCGGCGGTGACGGTCTTTTCTCTGCAAGTCGCTTTAGAAACGCATCGTCCATTTCCGTTATCAGATACTGAAGCCGTTCATACTGTTCGCGGTCCATTCCTTCATCCTCCGCGTACTCTCTGATGGCTCTGCCTCTTATCGGTTCACGTCCGTTAAGTCCAATACCTCTTTCGCGGTCAAGGTCGAAAAAGGCCGTGAAGTAGAACTGCAATCCTTCGAGCAACTTCGGAGCTTTTTCAATCCGCTCCGGTATCTTCCCTGTGTCCTTATAAACCTGCTTGGCTAGTGATGACTCCTGCTTGCCTGGGTAGTCAAGCCGGTAGATAAGGACTTCGGTTAGTTTTTTGCGTCTTGCTCCAAATTCACTTCAAGGAATGTAGAACGCTGCACCGCGAACGCCAGGAGTTCACCGTACAGTTCCGGCAGGTTGTTCAGCAGCGCGATTGCGTTTTCCTTGCTGTACGGCGCATAGCTGTCAGGCGCTTGCGTATTGGCAGGGGCGCGAACATCCGACCACAGCACGTTTTCCCATCCGGCAATCGCGCCTTCAGCGAACATTTCGATGCGCAGTTGCTCATGCAACGTTTTCGGCAGCGCACCAACTTCCTGCGCACGGCGATGCGGTTCCATGATGCGGTCAACGACTTTTTGATACGCGTTCTCGCGCCCGCCGACACGGCGAATCCAGAAGCACGGCACCTTGCCGTTAGCGTCGGCGTCGAAACGAATCGGTGCGCCGTCTTGCTCCAGCTTATCGCTAACCTTGAACTGTTTGGACAGTGACATTCAAAACTCCGTTATGCAAGGGCCTAAGCCCCTGCGGTTACTGAACCGGCATTGCCACTGTGGGCAAGTACGGGAATTCAACGTACATGAGCGTGTAGCCCAGCGCGTTCTCTGCACCCATTTCCGTCACCGGAATGGTGATCGCGGAGTCCTTCTCCACGTTGACACGGCCACCGCCCAGGGTCAGCAGCGGCAAGTCCCAAATGAACCCCTTGTTTGCCCGTGCCGCGATGTAGTTCCAGCCCACATCGGCAACCTGCCGGATGGCCTGCACTGCGCGGATGTCGCTGAAATAGGCGGTCAGTTCACCGTCAACCGCGAAGTCTGCCGCCGTAGCGTCGAAGGCACCCAGCTTGCCGATAGCTTTGTTCGGAGTCACGCCGTTGTTAATTGTCAGCGTGATTTCTTGGCAGTAGCCGACAAGGCCGGTGTTATTCATCGTCGTGGGGTCAACGATGGCGAGGCGGTTGCGCACCACATCGGTAGACGTGTTGACAGCGCCTTCCAACGGCGGTTCGACGCGCGTACCGGCCTTGACGCCGGTTGTGCCGGTGCGTTGTTCGTTGCCGATACCGATGTACCCCAGGTCAACGTTCATCTTGTCCGTCATCGGCACGTTCAGCGACATTTCGTTAGCGACAGCGCCGGTGACGTATTCGGATTGAGTACCGTTGCCGTCATTGCCAAGCTGGCGTTCCCACTGCACGGACTTGCGCACAATCAGACTTGGCGTTTTCTCGTTGCGCAACACCGTGCCGTAGTACATGCGGATCGTCTTGCCGGTACCGACTTCGTTTACCGGAGTCCAGGTCGATTGATCCAGAACGATAACCTTCGCCGCAGCCGACAGCACGCGAGCGTACCCCAGGTTGTTTGCGAAGCGGTTGCCCGCGATGTCGTCGCCCAGGTAAATCCACTCGCCCGGAGTCAGGCCCAACGTCGTGAAGTCGAACGCCGTGCACGTCAGCGCGAAGTTCGCTGCGGTCACGTTGGCAACGTTCACGTCGGCGGATGCGAACTGCGTGCCCACAGTCTGCACGCGGGCGGCAGCGGGCGGGGCAGCTTCGACGGTCAGGCCCGTGGTCGTCAGGGTCGTCGCCGATGCGGCAGACAGCACGCGGATACCGTTGTTCGCAGCCGTAGCAAAGCCGGAGGCGAATACGATGTCGGTTGCCTTGAACGCGCCCAGGCCAGCGGCAGCGGTGTACGTCGTGACGGTCGTGGCGGTCAGTGCGATGGGCGCGATTGCGAGACTTTGCGAGTCGGCGTTTTCACGCGCCGCTGCGAAGAAGAATCCTTGCAACGCGCGCATGAGTCCGGTCATCACGAAGTCGTGATTCATACCGTACGACGAATCGAGGTCAACGATTGTGCCTTTGCGGCGCTGACGCGACGGGTTGATGGGCGCACGTGCGACGGTCGTTACGTCACCGCCAGTTTCAGCGAAACTGTTCGGCTCCACGCGGTACCACACCGGAGAACCGGGCAGCACGCCAATCGTCGCTTCTTCCGCAAATGCGGCGCTTGTGATGTTACTGTCGATTTTATCCGGCATGATGGAAACTCCGTTAGTTCAATTCGTCATATTCGTATTCGGCTATGACGTTCAGCCGATGAAACTCACCATCAGGATTCAAAGGGATGATGCGCGCACGACGAAACCATATTTTGCCAGATAAAGACCGGCGCAAGAAAGGTTTTCGTGCGAGAACACCAAGCCGCTTCGCAAGCAGCCAGCCGTCTTGTTGAGACATCGGCGTGAATACCTGTACCGTAACGATACCGCTTGTTTCGTCACGGCGTTTACCATTCGCATCCGCAAGCGCTACTTGCTGCGTCATCACTGGCGCAATCGTCACACGAACCCATGCCTGCAACGGATTAGGCACAGCTTCTACGACGCCTTGCCATCGCACTACAGGCGCGTACCCCGCAATGACTTTCGCGCCTGTATCCCATGCCGTCTTGAACGACCTGTTAATGTCGTCGTCAGCTTCGATAGGGTCAGCGAACGTAGTCATTTGTTGAATCGGATGGTGTAGAGAATGATTTCACCGTTAGGTGACAGCGGATCAATAGCAAGAGGACGCAACACGGAACCGTCACTGCGAGTCACGGAATCGGTAAGCTGTGGGCTGAACTCAACCTGCGGCATGATCCCGTATAGACTGCCTGACTGTACTTCCGTACCGCGCAAGTAACGGATAAGCTCGCTCCACTGCTGATTGAGCGGAAAGAAAACAATGGGCGTATCTTCGTATGGCACCGACTCTGACGGAGTACCGTTCCAGGGTTCGCTATCGTTTGCTTCAGCCTGGGTAGATGATGCCCACACGCATAGCTCGCCCTTCTCGCGGATCATGCGCAGGGCGGTAGCGATTTGGCGGTCGTAGACGCCCATATCAAATCCGGCGCGTACGCAGGGAGAAGCCGCCTCCGGCAAGGTAGGGCTTCAGGTAGGCGTCAACGGCAGGCATTGAGGCTTTGGCAGCGTTGCCGGAGCCATTGGACACGGCGTATTCTGTTTCGAGCGGGCCTACCTTGTCGCGGCGGATCGCAGGGCCGGTAGACGTGCCGAAAAGAACGACACCATTCTTTTGCTCGATACACAGTTGGCAGACTGCGGAAACGATGTCCGGCGGGATCGCATCACCGTCGAATGCTTCATCATCAATCGTCAGGCCAGTACGCGGCCAAGGAAGATAGCTTACTCCGGCGTAAGTCTTGGTTCCTAGGTAAGAGAACGTCTTTACGTAATCAGTTCCCTTAACTAGAAACGCGGTCAAGGCCGCGTCTCCCGGTAGCGTCACATTCCGCAGTGAAGCGAAGTCGCGCGCCTGTGCAATTGATGCGAGGGAATTCGCACCAATTACACCGGAGCCGTCTTCGACAATCAGCGGCATGGATTACTTCGTTGCCTTGGTCTTCGCCGCCTGGACAACGGCGTCAGCCGGAGCGCCGTTGGCAGCAACGCCGAAGGGGTTCACGGCGGAGGTACCGGCCTTGCGTGCGGCGGTTTCAGCGGCCAAGGCGGCTTCGTCTTCGGCGCGTTGGGCGTCAGCTTCTTCCTTCTCCGCCTGCTCGCGGGCTTCACGGTCTTCCTTGGATTCGGACTTGATCGTGCCGTCCTTGGCAGCGCCCTTGACGCGCTTCTCGAAAGTGGGCATTTTCGCCCAGCCATCGCGTTCGGCCTTCTGGAGCAAATCGGCTTCAGCTTGGGCCTGGGTGTTCAGGATGGGAGCCTGTTCTTTTTCGGCGTTGCGTGCGGCTTCCTGGGCGCGTTCAACGATGCGTTCGGCAAGAGGTTTCATGTTCAATTCTCCGTTTGTGGAAGGGGATGAAAGCAAAGGCCCGAAGGCCCTTGCGATGCGGCTTTAGCCGTTGGTGACGAGGAAGGCAATCCCCGTCTGCTTGCGTGCCCACACGCGGGTCCAGTGCGCCGCAAGTGCGAGGTCCGAATCTCGCGGGGAGAATTCGGCCAACGAACCTTCGACCCAGGTATGGCCTGCGGGCTGCAACAGCCACGTCTTGCGTTCCCAGAACGTCTCCATGCCGCCGCCGTGTCCTGCGGCTTCGACACGCTGCACAGCGACAGGGGTTTCGGGAACACCGACGCCCATGCCGATGAAACCGCGCGTGAACAGCATCGACACGTAGCGGAAACCGCTCGTCGTACCGGCGATCACCGGCATGCCGTCGTCAACGACCACGTACATACCCTTGTAGTACGGGATCGTCAGCGCACCTTGGCTGTCCTTCTCGAAGTCGATGCGGTCTTGCTTGACCAGCTTTTTCATGACGTTGGAGTGCATGGCGATGGCAACGAACGCGTTGGTACGGTCGCCCATCGTGTAGGCCGCGTCGATCAGCACGTCGTCACTGATGCGGTTCGCGTCCGTCACACCGACCGTCGTTTCCAGCGAAACGTCGATGGTCATGTCGCTGGAGTTTGTGGCGACGTTCTTTTTCCAGACGCCGACGCCGATTGCGACGATGCGACGTTGCAGGCGACGAAGCCAGTACGTTGAGGTACGCGACTTGATCTGCGCGATGGGGTCTTGGTCCAGCAGTTCCGCTGCGAGGTCCATCGAAGACCAGCCTTGGTTCAGGTAGGAAATGCGATAGCCCATCGCGGCCATGTTGATCTTCTGCGGCGTTGCCATGTCCGCAGGATCATCATTGCTGTAGTTCGGCTCGATGGTTTGGTCGAGGTCATTCCAGTACGTCAGCGTACCGTCTTTGCTGGGGCCGCGTGCGTAGGCGTCCAACGTCGCCGACTGCGTGACGATACCGCTCGTCAGGAACGCAACGAGTTCCGGCGAGTTGACTTCACCGTACGAATTCCATACGGCGGGGATTTGAAGATCAGAGAGACGAACAACAGCCATGATGGGCTCCTTAGGTAGCGGTGGTTACAACTTGACGCTGCTTTTCTGAACAGCGTCAACTTCTCGCTGATACGTTGCAGGGTCGCTGTCTTTCAACGCCGCCCGCTCTGTACCAGTCATTTCCGCAAACTTCTTCGGGGCACCGCCACCGTTTTGTTTGCCGCCAGGGGCACCGCCACCGGAACTTTTCGATCCGGTGATGATAGCCGCAAAATCGTCGTTGCCAACAAATTCTTTTTCGAGTTCGGCAATCGTCAACGCTGACGGTTTGCCATCCCTGTCCAGCACGCGGGTTGTCGGTTCGTCGCCGGTCAAGTCCGCGCTGAGACGCGCCAGGATGTGCGGCAACAGCACGTTCGGCTTGGTACTGATCTTCTGCGCGAGGCGCATCGCGGTATCGTGCACCAGCAGCTTTTGCAGATGCTGTTCACGCTGCGTCAGCGTGCCCTTGACCTTGTTGACTTCGTTGTCCATCTTGGTAGTCCAAGACTTCTCCAGGGTTGCGATGTCACCGGCCTTGCGCGCCTTTTCTTCGGCGGTACCGCCATCGGCAGCGTCACGTCGGTCGATTTCTGCTTGCAGATCGTCTGCACGCTTCTTTTCCTTCTTTGCTTCTTCCGCTTCACGATCCTTCGCGCGTTTCAATGCGCCGGTATCTTCGACACCTTCTGCGTCGAGAATGTAGCCGTCTTTGGCGTCATTCTCTTTGTACTCTGCTTTGAGAACATCCGACAGCTTATCGAATTCAGCTTTGGTAATTTTTACTTTGAGAGCCATAGGAACTTCCTAGTTTAAAAGTCGGCGCACTGCGCCTACGGGTTGAGAAACTTGTTACTTCGCTCTGTTGTCGATTTTGTTCGGTTGCGGTTTGGCATCAGCTTCAAGCTTTGCTTGTGCCTCTGCGCGTGCCTTAATCTCGGTCAAGGCTTCGGAATCTGCTTGGGTCGCCACGCCCACACGCCGCAGTTGCGTACGCACTTCCGTAAACGACAGCGCACCGGCTTGCATGTCGGCGATAAGCTGCATACGATCTTCAGGCGACAACGAAACCATAGCGAAGTCGGTGTTCAGTTCGTACTTGCATTCTTCTGGCGCAGCACCAACGAAGCGCGCAGCGAAGCCAAGCATTTTCGTGTAGGCAGCACTCACGTTATCAGCGCAGGACGCAAGAATGGAAGTCTCTGACGCATTGCTCTGCGTCACTTCCGAAGCAGTACGCCGTACTTGCCTGTTCTCCACAAGACGCGCGCCTAGCGCAACCATCTGCACTTCCTTGTGCTTCATGGCTTCAAACGGCATGCTGTTCGGAGCGACTTGCAGGAGCCCTGCTTGACTGTTCTCCGGCAGCGGGATCGCAGCACGCGAGCCAAGCAGAACTTCGCCCTTAAACACGTCAGTCACCCATTCCTGGGTAAGGCCAGAGAACCAGGGCGTAGGTTGCCCACATATGAAACAGGCTTCTTCGTAGTCGGCGCTGTTGCGGTAGTGCGCAATGTTCAGGTTTGCCAGATCGTACAACGGCGCTTCGTCAATGGCCGTATCGTTGTTGGTCGAACCAACGAACGTAAAAGGAATCTCGTTGAACGGAAAGCCTTCCGCGTCTTTCGGAATGGCCGACGTGATGGTCCAGCTTTGCGGATTGGTCGCAGGTTCAGGAGCGACAGACTTCACCGCGCCGGTCGCTGCTACAGGCGTAGTGTTGCGGCGGTGCACGCGAACAACGTACATGTCGTTGCCGCCTGCGTCCGGCACAAGCCGTAGTTCACGCCACTGTTCAACTTGCGTCGTGCTGAATTCGCCTTGAACGTCAACCTTCTCGTACAGCACAACGAGGTCAAGCACAAGCTTCGAGCCGCGTCGTTTGCTGCGCCAATTGATGACGCTCTCAGGGCCGTAGGTCGTGAGCGTAGGACGTACGGAACCGTCAAGCAGTTGCGCGCGTGTCGTCGTCGCATTCGTCACCGGATAGTCAACGTAGAGCCCAGCACGGCCACAACTCATGATGTCGGCCATTGTATCTTTTGATAGCTGTTCCATGCTCAAGCCGGAGCCTGTTGCATCGGCTTCCATCACGGACAGCAGCGCAGGAAGTGTCGCCATCGGCGGGCGCGCGTAGACCTGACCAACCATGCCGTTCAACGTACGGCCAGTGACGCCGTAGAACACAGCGCGTTCAACGTACGCAGCGTAACGCAGAACGTTATCACTTGACAAATCGCCAGGGGAAGGCTTGGGCAAATAGACTTGGCCCTTGTCCTTAACGTGTTGACCTACCGCGTCACGTACAAGCGTGTAACGTGGCAGTGCGGCGGTAAGCTCGGCACGTTGATAGGTAACGTCATCGACAGCGGTAACAGGATTAGGCATCGTATTTACTTTGCGCGTGCAAAGCCCACTTTGATGTTGGTCGCCAGCCGCTTAACCGACTGAAGGATTTTGTAGCGCCATCCGTCCCAAGGATGATCCTCGGCTTCAGTATCAACGTCGTCGGGTTTGTCAGAGTCACGGGGAAGGGAAGGAATGATGGCTATAGATGCGCGATTATGCACCATGACATAGATACCAGGGCCGGTATTTTCTACCGCAGCCTCTAGCCTTTCTTGCATCAGTACGACACCGTTAACGCGTGACCCTTTCGACTTGTCGCTATGTGTCCATTTCACCTTCTTACGCGCCATCTTCTTTTCGATTGTTTCTTCGTCGCTCTGTTTAACGCTACGGATTTCGTTATCAGCGGGGCCAGCTTGTACGTCAGAACTAATCCAACCTTGTTCCTTCAATTCCTTCTCGCGTTCAATGATGCCGTCAGCTACTTTGCCTGCGGCTAAACGTAAGCCTTCGTTCGTGCCGATACGATGCGTACCGTACCATTCGTGAATAAGGATGTAGCTTTTAGCTGGCGGGCAGAACGTTTCGATGTGTCCGTCAGGATGTTGAATCTTGACTTCTTCGCCGTTCGCTTCGGCCCACCATCCAACCCAGAACGGATGCGATGACCCCCAATCGAATGTACGATCAATGCGCCAGTTCGCGGGCACCGGAAAGCGTTGCTTCTCATGCACATTCTTTTTCCAGTACGACGAGAACGCGCCGCCTGCTACGATGTCCCATGATCCGGTCAGCCATGCTTTACGCAGGTTCTCGTCCTTCTCCGATTCAAGGTTGGAGATATACACCGGGTCAAGATATTTGTTCTCTTTGTACGAACCGAAGATCGTGACCTGCGTACGCACAACGTCAAAGTCTTCCTGCGTCTGCGGGTTGAACACGCGAACGGTATGCCGCAGCACATGGCCGTACGGTACTGGGTCAATGAACTTCGCTTTGACCCAGGGATGGCCCGCGCCCCAAGGGTTCGTTGTCGAGAACACTTCAAGCGGAATCGGCGGTAGATCATACTCGCCTGTTTCTTCGTCTATCTTGGAATCCTTCTCCTGTGTCCAGGACGAACGATTACACGACATGAAAAGACTATATATCTTCTCTGTGGGGTACTTCGTTAGCTCGTTCCAGCCAATAAAAGGAAACTCCTGCCCGTGGTAGCTCCAATAGTCTTCTTCTTTCTTTGCGGTACGAAAAAGCAGTTCTTCTCCGGTAGGCCACACCCATTTGTACGCGTTCGTTGCGCTATGAAATTCAGCACCGTCATTGAATTGGTAGAACCATCGCTTTGACTTCGCTACCAAGTCATCAAGGTTCTTATGCTCACGGTCAAGGATGATGCCACGCCAGAACGATCCGTAGCCCAAGCCCACACGTCTACGGAACCGCATAAGCTGCACGTCCGTTTTACCGGGACCACGGCTACCGCAATATAGTGTATGATGACAACGCGTATCGAGTGCAATCTCTTGGCTCGTATTCTCAAGCGGAGTCCATACCGCGCTAATGTCGCTGAATACGGCCATCAGTGCGTCGTCACAACTTCGGCGTCAATAACGTCAGCGTTGCCCCGCGTGAGGGCATGCTGTTGCTGCATGGCACGGCGTTCCCAATCCGAATCCGTGCCGTGATCCTTGACGATCATCACACGGTTATTGTTGACCGTGATACCGCCCGTGGGCTTGGCGGCAGCTTCTTTGTACCCCATGACATCGCCGTACAGCGACAGCAAGCCGCGCTTATCTTCAATAGGGCATTTGGGGTCAGTGGCGGTCTTCCACACTTCACGCGCGTAGTCCTCCTTCGACGGCAGGAACGCGCGGGCACCACTTGTCTTCAGCAGCCGTGCCTTCTCATGCAATACGAAATCGTCATTGACCCATTGGGTAGCCGCGAAAAGGGCCTTGTTCGTCTCAGCGCCGAACACCTGGGTACCTGCTTGGAACGCGTTATCTGGGTTGCGCAGCAACGCTTCAGCGAAGGCTGTTTTCAGCTTCGGTGCGTCGGCGGCAGGGATAAGGTCCGTTGAGGGGTACATGGGGCCAGTATAGCCCACATTGGGGGCAGCGGAACGAGACTGTGCGCGTTCCGCTGCGTTTTTACCTGCCGTGCAGTTCGGCCCGCTTGGGGTCGATGTCGTCTTGCAGTTCTTTCCATTCGGCGGCGGTGGGCTCACGCCCCTCCGCTTGCATGGCTTCGATCCGCGCTGCGCCCTTGGCAACGATGTCTTTGATGTCTTTGCCTGCTTGCACCAACCCCGGCAAGGCCGTCATCAGTTGCAGTGCGTATGCGAGTGCGGTAGCGTTCATTTCGTCCCCAGGGTAGTTGTGATGGAAACGAATGCCTGCATGGCGGCATTCGCGGCGGCGACGGCGCTCGATACGACGGACGCACCGAACCCCGGCGTTCTGACAGCGACTTCAGCCGCGTCGAGTGCCTGCGCGGCAACGTTGTCGGCTTTTTGCAGTTGCGCAATGACGGCAGGCTGCGAACACGGCAGCGGCACGGTAGCTGTGCACGTGGGCAGGCGCTTGTACGCAACGGCGGCAGTCAACGCGGCGCTGTACTGCGTCTTGGCTTGGAAGACGCCTTGCTGGTACGACGGGCCGGAGCCTGCCGAAGGCGCGGCACAGCCAACGGCTGCGAGCGCGAACAGAACAATGAGAAAGAGACGTTTCATGCTTATCCTTTGGTTTGGTTATCGACAACGATAGATGCGGTCTTCGCTTCTATCTTCACTTCATCTACTTGCGTAGGTGATTCGGTAGTCGTTACGTTATCCGCTGCGACTTGTGTTGCTTGTGCTGTTGCGGCAACAACAGATGCGGTCTTGGTCAAGGTATTGATCGTCGCATCCTTGTTTGCACTGGATCGCGTCGTACCGAAGTCATAGTTGTAGATATTATCGGTGTACCCGAGGAACCGCCCCAGAATCAGCGTAATCGTAGCTTTGGAGAATTCATCATCCAACGCAGCAAAAACGATGACGATAAGGCAGACAATAACCATGACGAATGCCGTAGCGATCAGCAGGTTAATCCGTCCTGTCGGAATAGCAGGCGGCTCGATCACGTCACAGGCCCAGGTACTTCAGGACGCGCTGATGGTTCGCGGGCCACTTGTCGGGGTGCGGCTTGCCAGGACGCCAGTTGCGTTCGTAGTAGTCCCATGCCATGTGCATAGCCAGCACAGGCGGCAGGGGCTTCGGGTCCGTCAACAGCAGGAGGCGCGCGAAGCCTGCCGCAAGCACGTCATCCGTCTCCAGGCGTGCCCACACATCCCCGCGAGTGAAGGCTACGCCACGGGCCTTGCACAGGCGTTCGGCAAGGAGCTTGCTCGCGTCGTGCGTCATGACGCCACGGACACCCCCGCCGTTCTCGAATTGCCAGAAGCCGGTAGCCGGACCCTGGTTCATCTGACGCCGGTACTTGAACTGGCTTTCTTGCAGGCCAATGGTCAGCATCATGACACGGGCTTCGTTTGTCCAGGGCTTCGCCAGGAGTTCAAACGCCGGACGCACGGCTGTGCGTTCGATGGTTTCGAGAAGCGGATCATTCATCGTTTCACCCCGGTTGTTTCAGCAGCACGGCCACGCAATACGGCAACGTCTTCTTTCAGGCCTTGCGTTGCGCGGGCAATTTCTTTGAGTTCGGCCTTGATGTCGGTCAGTGCGCCGTTCTGCGTTGCGGCAGTGGTCGCGGCTTGGGCCTTCATGTCAACAAGCTGATTGGCCTGTACACGTTGCTCGCCCTTCAGATCACCGTAACCGAGTGCGATACCGGCAATGATGACCAAAATTTGAATGATCGTTCCGGTATTGATTTCAGGGCTGAATTTCATGTAACGGGTCTTTGCAGATGCAGCAGAGTTGGGCATGATGTTCGCCTGAGTGTACTCGGAACCGCCGAGTTTGCGGAAGTGTAACACCAAAAAGAAAAGGCCCGAAAGGGCCTTTTGCTTCAGAGTGTGTAGGCCGTCAGGCCGTTGTCACATTCGGTGACTGCCGCCCTTGTCGTAACGGAGCGTGGCACCGTAGCCGCCCAGGCTGGGGGACTTGCCGGAGTCGCGGGCGACGAAGAACGACGCGTAGCGGACCTTGGCTTCGGGCTGCATGACGTAGGCGGGCGTCGGAGCGGCCGGCACGATCACGTAGGTTGCTTGCACGTCGAAGGACGAAACCGCGGTCTTGGCGTAGTCGGAGGCGCCGGGGCTGGAAACGGAGGCGGAGGCGAAGGCGATAAACGGATTTTCGGTGGCGTTGGCAGTGAGGGCGCAACAGGCCAATGCCAGGGCGGCAGCAAGGCCGTAGATGGAACGTTTCATGATGATTTCCTTTTCAGGTTGGGAGGGAACCTTGACGATACGGCGTCACCGCCGCACCGTCAAGCACTTTTCACGGCTGTTTAGGCCGTACGGAACACCGCTGCGCCCTTGACGCCAGGGAAGCCGTAGGGCGCGCCGTCATCGATGTTGCGCAGGGAAAAGGTCCGGGTCTTCTTCCACTTCGCCACGGTCTGCCCGTCAACGACGTGCGTGCCGTCTTCGACGGTGAAGCGCTGCGTTGCGCTGTTGACGGTCGATGCCATCTGCTTTGCCGGGTTCGGGCGCGCTTCGGTTGCGGCGACGAAGAACGATTGGCCGACTTCCATATCCGCGAACGGATAGATCGCGGGCTTGGCACCGAACTTGCGCGTGACTTCGGGCATGGGCACGCCGGACACGAGCTTGAAGCCACCTTCCGGGGCCACAGCCTTGACGCGGCTGGCAGGCGCAACGACGTTGGCATCGCCCGTGGGCTGATTGGCGTTGCCGGTCGTGCTGGCGTCACCGCCGCCGTTGCCGGATGCTGCGGTGGTCGATGCGGCAGCGCCGAACGGACTGCCGCGCGAAGCAACGTAGGCGATGCCCGCTTCGGTGGCCTTGGTGGCGATGTGGCCGGATTCGTCCGTCACGTCTTCACGCACGGCGACAAGGCCAGCGGCCAACAGCGGTGCATTGACTTCGGCGGGCGAGTAGCAGAAGCCTGCGGCGCTCTGCGTCTGCGTGACGATGTGGGTCAGGTGTTGCAGGTTGATTTCGGTCGCGCCGCCGTCGTTGGTGGCTTCGGTATTTGCGGGTGCAGCGGACTTCGCGGCTGCGGCTTTCGCCTTCTTCGCGGCAGCGGCTTGTTGTGCTTTGGTCAGGGCCATTTGTGAAACTCCTTCAGTGGTTGATGAAAAATCGGTATCAGTTATCCGACAGAATTCAATGTAATCGAGCAAAAGATACATGTCAAGCGTTTTCTGTTGCGCTGTACAAATTTATTCGCTTTGCGACGGAATGCGGCGTTCAAGGAACGTTTTAATCAGCGGCCAGCGGTTCGTCAGTTCGCTCAGTACCTGCCGGTTGTGTGTCTCGTCTGCGATAGCAGCATCCCAGGCAGATTGGTCGATCAGCGTTTTAACGCTGTCCTTCACAAGTGCCTGAATGATTTCAGGCTCAAGCGCGTCAAGCTCCCAGGACTCGTCGCCGTACTCGCTGTTGTACTGCGCGAAGCGGCTATCTGTTTCCTTCGCAGGATTTGGCGGTGGGTTGTACTTCGTGACTTGATCCATGTTCAACGCGATACGTTGAAAATTTATGTCTTCCGTGCATGCGAACGTTTTCATACGTTCTTCAAGATCGCGCGACATGTCTAGGCCGCTAGGGTCATGGTCGCCCAGGTGGAATATCACAACCTCTTTACCGCTGTCAAGCTTGTCGCGCAGCCGCTGGCCTGTACTATACGCTTCAGACTGCGACAGATAGCCGCGTGTGGGAAAGTACGGTACGCGCAGTTCATTACACGGGCCTTCGATCACACCAACGAGCGCGTCTTTCTCTACCCACACTTCGACGTAGCAGGGCTGGGACAATTCCCAAATCGCTTCGGCGTAGCGGTAATTCGCTTCACGAATAAGTTGCGCTGCGTCGTCGTACGTCGCATAGTCGCGCAGCCAGCGCGTACGATCTTCGATTGCGTCCCAATCGATCCAGCCCGCAACACGCCCGTCGTTGACGATACCGGCAAGGCGTTTGTAGTTCTTCAGCGTGTTCTTCGTGTTCGGGTCGAGTCCGTTGCGCTTGTTGTACGCCGTATCGATCCATGACGCAGGGAACAGGTCGAACGCAATGAACCGGTAGTACAGTTGCCGCACCGTGAGCGTCAGCCCTTGGGCGGCGTACTTTTCGATGATCTTGTTTGCGTCTGCGATGATCGCGCGCACGCTTGTCTGAAAGCGCCGCTCCATGAATGCGCGTTTCATGTCACGCCTGCGTCAAATGCGGCAGCATCGCGCGGCCTGCCGCTCTTTCGTCGGCTGCGTAGCCTTTGGCTATCAGTTCGCCGTCAGCGCCGGTCACGGACCAGAACACCTGCAAATCTTTTGCAAGCAGTTCACTGCGGCGCATTTCGATACTGTGGCCGTTCGACGTGACGCCTCGCGCCGCCATGATGCCGATAGCCGCGTGCAGGAGTGCGGCTACAGGATCAGTTTCGTTCTCCGTCACCCAGATGAAGAAGCCGTTTTCATGCTTCTGCATGATGGTCGCTTTACCTGCGGCCCTAGCTACGTTGTTGAACGTTTCGGCCATCGTCGGCTGCTTGCGGTACTGATCGCCGGACATGATCGCCTGGGCGCTGTTGACAGGTTTTTCGATGCTCATTTCGTTGGACTCCAGACAGTTACGTTAGGCGCGTAGTTATGCCCTTCCGGCACGCGCATGATTGAGGGAATACGGTTATGCACCGACACAACGTAAGTCGGCTCGAAATGGTAGTTCAGCAGACGAACGATGTTATCTGCGCTTACACCTTCGGCCCATAGCGCAACAATAATGCGCAGGGCCTTCGCGTCGTTACGTTGGTCTTGCTGGCTCACGACAGCGCCATCAGGATCGTTGCGATCATGAGCAAGACGGCGACGATGAAGAAAACAATCGACATCGGCGTTACGCGGCGCTTGTACTTCGATCCGGCATAGCCATACTTGGCACGGTCGGTCATGTAGCGCGGAGTGACGTGCCACGCGTAAGGATTGTCACGATAGCTAGGACGGATCATGTTGGCCTTTCAGAGTTGATACGTTAATATAGCGTGGTTACTGCGATGTGTCAACTACGTTATTCGCTTTCTTCTTCAGCGCAGTCTTCACAAACACCAGTATCGTTCATTTCACCAGGTTCGCACCACCAACCGCAGGTGTCGCATTGTTGCGTCACTTCTTCAAGCTCCGCGCAGAATTCACCGTTATTCTGTTCTTCGTCTGTTGCATGATCGCCTATAGCGCCACAACTACCCAGCAGTTCATTACCGACTTCGGTTCCACGTTCTTTCATTGTTGGCATGGTACTACCCTTCCAAATACGCGATCAAGACCGAGAAAGCTTCTTCCCATGTGTAGCAGACATGCCAAGCGTAGCCCACACTGCGCGCGTACGTGCCGAATTCCTTTTGTTCTTCGCTGACGCGTCCGCCTATCGCTTTCTTCATTTCGATGTAGAGTCCGGCCCACTGGCTCAAACCTATCACGGTCGGGAAGGGCAGGAATACGTCAGGGATGCCCGCGATGACACCTTCCGCCTTCATGGCCGCCCCGGCGATGGCGCGGCCCCTGGCAGACTCACCGCGACTGCCGCCGTTCGGGATGGCGTGGCACCAGCGCAGCGGCGCAAGGTGGCGACGGTCTTTGTGGTCCCACATGCCTATCATGCGGGCAGTCTCCTGCGACATCGGGTACTTTGGCGTTGCGGAATGCGCCTCTTGGCACTTCAGTTGCCATAGCTCCGCGTTGATTGCTGCGAAAAGGGCGCGTTGTTGGCCGGATTCGGTACCGGACTTGGCGAGGTCAGCGGGCTTCATTTTGATCCTTTAGCTTGTTGCGATGGTGGCACCATTCCCATGCTTTATTGAGCAAGGAGACTTCTGCATGCGTAGGCCAGAAAATACCCAGTACGGCGCGCCAGCCGTAACCAGGCACGTAACGTATATGCGGTTTCATTGCGCACCGCCTTTCGGGTCGATGGGCGGCAACGGCGTGCTGTCGGTCGGGTCTTGCTGGACACGCTTCATACGCGCGACACGCATATCGCTCACACGTACGACAGCGCTGTAACCGGCACCGCTACCTAGCGGCAGGATAGTGACGACATCGTTTGCGTAGTTCAGATGGTTGACTTCATCAATCACGCCTTCAAGCGTCACGCTCGATATTGTTATTAACTTCATTTGCTTTCACTCCTATGTAGTGCTTGTGCTTACTGCGGCCTTTGACAAACTGCTTGATTGCGCCCTGTGCTGTCTTGGCGCGGTACGTATCGCCTAGATACCACACGGTACCGTTGTTGGTGTACCAAACCGCGAAGATGGGAAGCCATTCTGTTTTCATGCGAAAGGATTTATCGGTACGTCATCAGCAAACCACCAACGCAGCCAAGCGTTATACGCGGCTACGTCATCGAATTCTATTTTCAGCAGCGCCCCAGGCTTCACGTTGAACGGCGTAATCCCAAGGCGCTGCACTACGATACGCGGTTCGTATGTGGGCACAACGATTGTGTCCCCGCGTGCCCATCCTGGCGGAACCCAGCTATTTGCCACGCGCTAAAACTTCCTGTCAATGCTGACGGTTACGACGTTCGGCGAACGTACGGTATGTTTGTCTGTCCAGGTGAGTTTGTGGCGGAAACCCGGCATGAATCCGACGCGCAGAGTGTAGTCTTCTGCGACATTCAATCCGAGGTCTTGGCGCAGCTTAACCGCGAACGTCGCCTGAAGCAAGGGCATGATCCGGCGTTCGTAGGGGCCAATCGCGCCCAAGGTCAGGCCCCAGCGGTCGTCACGCGTTCGGAAGGTCCAGCCCACATACGCTCCGGGCTTGCCGAGGCTGTTGGACATCAGCACGCCCAGCAGCAGGCCGGATTCATACTGCACGTAGGCCCCAGGCGTCACGACGTTGTACGGCTCCGTCTTGATGACCTTGTACACGCCGTTATCGTTTTCCGCCCAGGCGACGTATTCCTTGCTGTGGAAACTCAGCAGGTTCACGCCGATACGGTCCTGCGCTTTGGCTTCGTTGAATACGCAGAAGCCCAGCAGGCATCCGAGTACGATTGGCAGCAACATACGGAAAAGCCGCATAAAGCTGATCTTCAGGTAACGTTGTTCCGAGTCGTACATATAAGCTCCTTTAAGTTAGTCTGCGTATAGTACCGTAGCAAACTCCGGTATGTCAAGTTCTTCTAGCACAATGTTGCGCGGAAGCGGCACGAAGTCTCCGTCAAGCAGGTAGCCTGCGGGTTTGCGTTGCGATTTGTTGTGCGCTTCGACGTTCTGTTTTACAAGCAACGCAAGGCTGTGCAGTTGTGCTGCGACAACGTTCCATGCCATGCCCTTTCCGATAAACACGCTTACGACAACAGGGCCGAACGCGATGTTGATTCGTTGCTCTTTCGCATCGTAGGCGACTTCGGTAAGAGATAGTTCTTCCTTAGCCATTCTGTGCCCTCGACTGCGTTTTCGCCTGTGTGACGTACAACGATACTGCGTCGGCCTTTGTCGTTACAAGCGGCGTGCCGCCCCATATGCAGTCTGACGCATCGTTTCTGTAGTCCGCGTCTTCCTGTTCTTTACACTCAACAGAGTATTCTTCCGGTCCCCAACGCACGACGACAGCTTCGCCCTTGCACTCAGGGCACGTCAGTACGTCAGGATTCATCGGCTGCTTGGCTTCTTTGTTGCGCTCCCATTGGTTGTACGCCATGCAGATCAGCCAGCCGGACGCGAAGGCTACGAACGTATGGATAAAGAAGTTAATGCTTTGGTCAGTGGTCATGGCTTCACCGCCAGTCCGCGCCACCAAGCCACTTCACCACGGTACGGCTTTGCATCCTTTCGTACGTCGCGAAGGCCGTACGAACCATTCAGCCACTGCTTGCCGTTCCAGTAGCGATAGAAACGGTTGCGGCCACAGCTTGCGATGTAGACGCCCCTGCGGACAGGCGGCGTGCTGGCAGAAATCCAGGGAGTCAGTTTGGGGGCGGGCATGTGTTCTCCAGTAGTGTGCAAAGATTATATACCGCCTGTTTTGGCGGCGTGGGAATTTATTCGTTGTGGCCTATGAGTTCCCAAAGCCGCGTAAACGTACGATCAAACGCGGCGAGTTCATGCTCCCAATACGCGCGGTCATCAGGGCCGTCGTCTTCAGGCACAGGGCTACGCGTTACGGCCACGTCGCGTGCAATCTCCAGTGCCTTGCGCCACGCATTACGGTGCGTGATGACGTTACCTGGGATACCGGGTTTCGGTTCGTCCTGAACAACCGGCTTGTCGGTAACGCAGTTCGCTTGCAGCCGGTCGATTTCGTCAAGCACAGCATGGAACCAGTTAGCGTGTTCGATCTGCGTCTTTATGATGAACCACGGTTCGCCGTTGCGCCGCACGTCTTCGATAATGCCGGTGCTGTTGCGGTCAAATACGTACTTGCCCCCTGCGAAGCTGTACGTTGTGATCGTGCCTTTGTCAGGTACGCCGCGATTGGCCTGCGCCGTCGTCGCTGGGTGTGGCTTGTGTTCGCGCGCCGGGACCGGAGGCAGGAACCGGACCAACGTACCTGTGGGATTGACCCCCAGGACGATACAGTTGTTGTCGTTCTGAAGCTTGTTCAGATACTCCGGCAGGTTCGCCGAACCAATGACTTCGGTTGGCGGTGCGATCAAGGCAATGTTGCCTGTGCGTGAAATGATGTGCATGGTTATCCCCTACGAGTTAAACGGACCGACAGTGTGCTACGTTGGAATTGGAACCCCTGAAAGTTCAAGTTGTTCACGAGCATTTTAGCGCACTCGAATGCTTCGATACGGGCAATGTGCGCGTCGTGATGATCCACGACCGGATGCCACACATTGGGCTCACGGATGCACTTGGCGATAAGCTCAAGCATCAGTGCGGTTGTACGTCCGGTACGGCGCAGGGGCAGTTCGGGATCGTGAAACACCGACGGGGGAAGTTGAATGGGCATGGTTACTCCTTAACAGTTGAAGAAAATGGTTACGACCCCTTCATCCCCGAAGCACTGTAGAACGCCTGGGGATTCTCGCGCAGTGTATACCACAACCACGCGTTGACCTTGGCCTGCTGCATGGCGTACTTGTCGTTGACAGTCTGCATGTAGCTTTTGTACGTTTCTCCGATAAACGCGACGACATACGCGATTAACACAACGACAAACAGCACAGGAAGCCAGATAGGCAGCGTTACGATTTGCGCAACGCTGAGAAGAATCGAATTACGAATGAACTGTTTACGTGTCAGCATGGCTACTCCTTAGTTGTTGCCCACAGTGGGGCGGGGTGTATCAAAGCGTCTTGTAATGCGGATGGATTTCAACGCTGCCCCATTCGCTTACCTTGAACAGTATGACAGTTCCGTCGTCCAGTAGCAAGCGTACGCAGCCGCCTTCAGGAACGTCAGTACGCACTACGATAGGTGAGGCGTTCATTTCGATTTGGGCTTTGTAGTGTTCAAGGCGCATGTGGAACCTTTCATATGGTCAAGTAAGTACGGTCAATATTACGTCATGTCGGCGAGTCTTGCAAGTACATCACCATGACATGCGGAAGGTTTACACCAGCAACCCAGGCGTTTACCTTTCAGTTCGTGCAAATCGGCGAGAAGGTTCGGTTGCGTGCGCAGCCATTCCTCATACTGATGGATGACTGCGGCACGATCAGCCTCATTACGCAGTAGGAAAGGATTGCCCCATTTGGACGGACGGCCAATATACACGTCATGTGGTTGACTGCGATGCACTACGGTTGTTGCTGGCGGAAAGAGCATTATGGTTCCTCTAATACGGTCAATATTACAGCAATTAAAGCTAGTGTCAATAGAGTACGGTAACTATTTTTGGGTTGGGTGGGGGTTCTGGGGTGCGGTGTAGTGATACGGGAGGATTTTAGGGGCTGGGGAAGTATATGGTTGGCCTCCGACGCACCCCCTACCCCCTCCCCCGGCATCCCTATACCCCCTTCGTCATATAGCTACGTCTCGCAGCCCCAGGCACGGCACTACAACATTCAACTACGTCATACGATGCGTGATATGTAGTACAGAATACCACAAACTGTGGATAACTACGTTCTGTGCATCATACAATGACCATTATGTTAACTTCGCAGCATACGATAGTACACATAAATACGGCATGATGCCTATTGTTTAAGCACCATGTAATACTGCTTGTGGATAACTCACTGCGGTACGCCTGTTACCGTAGCGATGTGCCCACACAATGGTGCAATGTCCGTGATGCCGCGCTGTATGAAGGCATTCGGGTACTTCTCCAGGTAGTCAACGTCCTGCCATCTGTCGTGTGTGTCATGCGCTAACCGCACCAAGACAGGTACATCGTTAACCGTAAGGTCGAGGGGTAACAATCTCGCACCATACAAATCAACGATAGAACGCCATTTAACTGTATATCCGCGTTCAATCAGCATCATCTTTAGCTTACGTGCCAGGGCGCGTTCACGTCGCGTAGTAGAGAGTTGCATTGCCGTATGAATGAAAGCCATTTTTCTACCCCTATTTGTGTTAAGAATGTAACAAGCGTATCAGTAACGTACCGATTCCATTGAGTTATACCTGCGTCCGTTTAAGGGGGAGCGGGTTTCTCTGTTTTTCTCTAAGTGCTTGATTTCTAAGTGTATTCTATATAAATATATATATAAATAATAATAATAATATATATATAAAGGTACTACTTTTGGGACGGCACCATCCACCTAACCCAGGTCCACAAAAAATTATATCCATATATTTCACTTTCTCCAACAAAATCAACAACTTATCGAAAGACAGAAAGTCCCAATTACAAAGATTTGTATATGTTTAGTAAAAACGACACGTCTACGCTCTATCACGTACTGACTCCAGCACAGCTACGTCACGCAACTACGGTATAAGACCATCACTTCATATGACAACACTGTATAACGAACTACTTGACGTGAAGTAGTGTCATGTCCTACATTACATCCATAGCAACACCAACCACACAGCAGGAACACATCATGACACGCAACTTTACCAATGAACTGCAAGCCGCACGCGATGCTAACGATTGGGAAGCGCACGCACGTATCTGGGAAGAACGCCGTACTGCAAGCGTGGAGCATGACGAGCAAACCATCAGCAACGACAAGCCCACACTTACGCGCCGTTTGGTGCGCACGGCGGCAGATCAAGCCCTGCAAGCGCTGTGTGTTGCATACCGTGAAGGCGCGCAGTACAGTGCGTTCATTAGCATCGCAATGAAAATGGACAATGCAGCCGCACGTGCGGTGTATCAATGCGACATGGCAATGATTGCAGCGAACTACCACAATGCCGCGTACTCTGCCTTCCCAGGCATTCGCGGTTAAGTGTGGGCAACATCGAAAGGCTAACCATCATGGCGACCTATCAAGAATTTACAGCGCGTGTCGGTGATAGCACATACACAGTGCGCGCCGAAAGTAAAGGTGCCGCACGCAAACAAATAGCGCGTGAGTATCGGCGTGATTGCCCGGCATCATGCGGCCTGTACAAGTCGTTTAACCAATGCACGTTTGAATGGCTTCGTATTGAACCTATCGAAACGGAGTACACAGCATGAACTACGGCACTATCCAACACATTCAGCGCATCATGCGCCAAGCTGGCCTTACCGAAGCCATCAAAGCCGCGCGTATGTACGGCGTGACGGAACCCGGTGAGTTTGTTCTCTACTTCGTTGCTCTGCCAGGGCAACGCGTTCGCATTCGTAAGTAATCAACCAACATAAAGGAACCACATCATGTCAATCTATTCTGTCGCAGGCTTCACAAAATATAACGGTCAGGTCACTGGCGTATCGTTTACCCATCTTGACAAACAATACGTGCCATCATGGTCCACAAAGCGCAACAATGGCGGCGCGTACATTGAAGTGTCAAAGTGCCAGGATGGTTCACTGTCCATTGACGCAATGGAATGGTACGAAGGCAAGACCGCAGAGCAACGTCGCCGGATCATGCTCAATTTGGATTCAGCCACAGCCCACAAGCTGCGCGAGTACCTTTGCGCCGCCTACCCCTTGCCCGAGGCAGAAAAGGGCCTGGAATCGGTCAATCCTCCAGCCGTCGCCCCGGTTTACCCGATTGGCTACACAGAGCGCAGCCTGACGGGCGGCGCACGGATCACGTACAGGCCCGATTACTCTGAATCGCTCCCTTGGATTTGCTATTCACTTGGCGAAGCCGGTCGGCACTTCTACACACTGGAAGACGCTAAAACGTACCTGAAGGGCAAGGGCTACGCATTCCCGTAACGCAGTCACTTCACAAAGGAATCACCATGCTAACAACCAAAATTCTCCCGCCGTACTTTTCGCCTTTACTGCCTGTCATCGTTGACGCGCCAGGACTGTACATGACGCGCGAAGGGCTTCAGGTAGAAGTCACAACGATAACGCCGTACCGTGCGCGGGGCATATACCCTAACGGCGTGTGCGAATCGTGGCACAAAAGCGGGCGCATCTACTGCGGGCAAGAAACGATCAATGACATCGTTAGCAAAATAACGTAGTCATGTGCCGTAGCTTTACACAAGCTTTACAATAAAGTAGTTGCGTAAAGTAGTTTGATGTCCTACATTACGTTATCGGATCAGCAAACGTAACGGAGTAAACAAGATGGCAACGGCAGTAGCTTATGAATGGGATGTAGAAGAAATCCACACAAAAACAGGTGATGTGATAGACCATTCGTTTCAAACGTCGTACAACGGCGTTAAAGCAGTGTTGGCGACACAAAGCAGTAAAGGTCATCATTTTGCGCCTGTACTTGTTTGTGACGATGACAACGGGCGCGCATGGGCGTATGTTGACAACGGCAAACTGCCTTCACATTTTGCTGACGCATACGGCAACGCTACGCGTAAGGTCCCGCAACGATTTCATAACGAAATCGTAAAGGCGTAACCCCGAATAACCTGGAGTAAATGAAGTGAACAAGCTTATTGCAATTTTCAAGGCTGACGCATTGCGTATCGCAAAGATGCGCAACGCAATGGAAAAGCGTACAGGCTCGCGGTGCAACGCAATAATTATGGGCATACAGTTATCCCCAGGTCATTGCCGCGCTACAGGCCCTGCACAGGACGTAATGTTTTTGATTGGCGAAGTTGCATCCAATGGCGAAGACTGCTTAGTGGCTGTTTCCATCCAAGGCACAAAATGAACGACCTGGACAACATCGCAGTAGCGCTAGTCGCAATCGGCGGCGCGGTAATGTTCATTCTTACCGCGATGGCATGCGCCGGATTGCTCTATGCAGCCGGTAACGTGTTTGAACCTGTCGCATGCTGGTTCTTTGCTCTGGAGTGTGGGAAGTGATGCAAGTTGACCGCATCACACAGCACCTGCAAAGTGCTTTACACCATCGGCGCAATGCCATCGCAATGAAACGCGACGGCTGCGAAGCTGAGTACCGTCAATACGCAGCAATTGCGCGCCATCATGAGTACATGGTGCGCGAGCATGCAAACGCAATCATCGAATCCAATCGCGTTAACCTAGCGCTCACCGATAAACTTAACCGGAGTAACTGACATGGCACAGCGTATCACCCGCGCCTTTCTCGAAACACAAGTGGAGAACCTTAACCGCCTCATGAAAACGCCTACGAAGCCGTACAGCAACGTTGACGGCGTGCATAAGGCAAACCCAGGCAACTACCATATCGATAGCGCATACGACGGTTATCAGCTTGTGCAGATGTGCACAAGTGGAGGCGAACGCAACGTACTAAACATCGGCTTTGTGAGCGCCACAAAACTGTCTGAAGCCATCGGCGTTTACATGTCAGGGCTGCGCGACATGCAAGACGCAATGAAGGCCGAAGTTACCGCGTCAACCGCAGATTTTGCCTTACCGCAGTTCGCTATCAAGATGGCGCAAAACAAAGGCGGTAAACGCCTGTTTAACGTCACCTACGGGCAGTCGGCATATGTCGGACTATCCTACGCCGAAGCTGCTGAGACGCTGGGTGAATGCGTTTTTCATGCGCTCGCATGCGACGGCAAAATCAATAACGAAGGAGCATGACATGGCAACGCAAAAACGTATCGGCAATTCTGTACTGCCTTCAAGTGACCAGTTCATTTTATTGCCCATGCCCGGCAAGCATGGAACCTTTCAAGTGAAAGCCATTCCTGAACTAGACACCCATGCACTAACGTTGACGCATTCGCGTGGCACGTCAACGTTAGCCCTTCACAGTAACGGTTACTCATGCCATGCACTGGCACAGCGCATGCACGCCGCATGGGAAGGTACAGGAAGTGTGCAACGTGCATTAGAGCAATTCGATTACATCCTAGCTTGTGGTGGCGAAGGCAAAGCGCGCACAGCTATCGAGTATTGGCTATCCCCCGAAGCCAGCTAAACAGACATTTTCAGCCATTGCCTATAGTGTGGGCAATGTCGGGCAATGTCGCCCTTACCTGGAGTTATCCAAATGAACCAAGCAACGCAAAACCATGTCGCAATCCTTGAGGCGCAAGCCATGAAAGAAACCGACAAGGCGCGCCGCGAACGTCTCGCGCATAAGGCACTGTGCATCATGGCACGTGAAGGCAAGCGCAGCATTTACGCGCCGCGTCTCAAGCGTTCGCATGCGTGAGCGTGCCAGTAGTAGTGCAGCCTGGACGTGCGCTACTGCGGGAATGTTCCCACATTAGGAGAATGCCATGATGTTTTCAGAAATAGCTATCGGCGCGTCTTTTTACTGTAACGGTAATGTGTGCGTAAAGAAAAGCACACGTACCGCACTAATCGTTAAATATGGGCGCACGTTTTACTACGCGCAGAATGAAACTGTGGAAGCCATCAATGCGTAAAGCAGACTACACCACACTAGCGCATGTCATCCGCGATAGCCTTGCAGCGTACAAAGCCGTTGCAATGATGCGCGTAGATAACGCGCAGGCTATCGGCGGGCATAACGCTTTGATTACCCTGGCGCAGCAACTCGCCCGCGAGCTTTCTGTTGATAGCGGCATGTTCCTAAAGGAATGCGGCTTTCCGGTAAACGCACATCCGCCACGCTTGTAACGTAATAATAATCATCACGTCAACCCCTGACGTTAAATGGGAAAGCGACTAGGGCCGCGCATTCATATCGAGTGCGCGGCCCTTTGCGTTTTCTGAACTGGAGTAACCGATATGAATAACCGTAACCGCAAGCGCCTGCTAATGCGTAGCTGGCGCGGCTTTGCTAAACGTCCTGGACGTGGCGGATTTTGGCTTGCATGGCACGCACGCGCCTACCGTACCAGTGCGCCGCTACGCGCAGAGCGCAGAGCGCGTGATCTGCCTGAAGGTTTCGCGCCGGTCACTCAAGACGCATGGAACGCTTTAGGCAGTCCCAGGCTATCCCCCTACCTAAACGGTTTTATGCTGCGCGGAACGGTTGATTCCGGCCCGGCGTGAGCCATTCTGAGTGGGGAGGGTTGCCGGGGCATGTAGGCGGTTCAGCCCCTTAGCTCTCAGCCTTGCGCACGGCATGGCGGAAAGGCACTCCCCGGCCTGGGAATTCTAGCCCATCTACCCTCGTCTTTCCGCGTGGTTTTTACGCACTCGCATGCTGCGCCGCACAACCACGAGGGGTACCCCAAAACGTTAATAGGCGTTTTTCGTCAAAAATGGTACCCGGCGTTTTCGGAGCTTTCGCAAAGGCAAAGCAAAATCGCCAAATCGTTACGATAAGAAGGCATGCACATTACTGATGACAAAGCATTTAGCTGTCGTCTTAAATTTTGCGGCTGTGTCGTTGCGTGATAGCTCTTGCAAATCACCACGATCAACCAACGCTTGAACGCATTTCTTCAGCGCTGCGGTAGCGCCAAAGCGGTCATTCTTGAACGATGTCATAGGCGACAGACGCCGCGCCAGATAGCCCCAGGGCAGGACACGTTCGCTGTGCAATGCGAGTGGTACGTGGTACTTCTTCAGTGTGTCGTGCGGGTCTTCTAGATAGGCTCCGATAACAGAAACCATATCCTCAATCTGCTTCGTGTCCGAACTTTCAGTAGCGCCTACCTTGCCGGTTTCAAAGCGCTCAAGCAGCGACATCGCATCATGCACAACGAGGTCAATCGCCCACTGTGCCGTCTCGCCGTTGATCCTGGGGTCGTAAGGGCTATTGCCCACAGCAACGAGGGCCGCGAGCTTCATCGATTTCATGTGGGCACGATTCCACAGATGCTTGACGACTTCCTTGCTACCACTGTTAATACGGTCATCGCAATACTTGTCGAAGTCACGGAAAAGCTTTTCCGCGTTTGGATCGAGATTAACTGTGATCGCTTTTTTAGCTTTGTTCAACATGAGCGCATGCCCGCACAGCGCACTGACTTGTTCAATCAGGCTGACGCTTGGAACCGCTTCGTGATGCCGCTCGTTCAGTGGTGGCCTGTCGCCGTTGTATTCGATGATGGTAAACCGTGGCAACAAGCCTTCGCTAATCATGGCTTCGTCAAGCACTTCGTAAAAGCGCCCTGGTACGGACTCGCCCATGAGAGAGAACGCAGGCGCTTCGATGATGTCGGTATTCTTCGTCTTGTCGGAGTAGATCATCGGGTGGAGCAACTTGCCTTCACCGGACTTGTTGTACAGGTCAAGCAACATGCGCTTTAGCCCCGCCATCTGTGGCGAAGCGTTCTGCGTTGCCATCTGTTTAAGCTTCAGACCAAACTCACCAATCATTGACACGAAGCTACACGATGCGTAGTTCATATACTTAAGCAGCGCTTCAGGCGATGCAATCTCAGCGGGGCCGATGAACTCAGCCGCCGCAGGCACTGTCATGCGTACGCTTGCCATGAGCTTGTCGATACCGCTTGCAATTGCCTCTTTGCCGGAGCCTGTAGGAGCAAGCAAGAGGATGTATTGATTCAGGCCCGCATTGCTCACGTTGTACGCACGGCCACAGATGCCGCTCATGAGCGCGAGGGCAGCCGTCAGCGCAATCTCAGGCACAGGCCGTGGCGCAGCGGCGTAGATGAACGATGCAATCTCACCAATGAGCCCAGGCGGTTTAACGTACTCGAATTTCTTGACCTTGAGGGCACGCATGTTCAACGGTTTCACGTTATCGAACACATGGTATTCCGTCTTCGTGATGTGTGCCTGATGATCGACAACAGGCTTTGGCATCGCAGGCACATCACGTGCTGGCTGCTGTGCTGGCGCAGGCGTGTTGAAGGGATTTGGCGGAGGATTGGCGCGGCGCTCTGCAAGCTGCGCTTCAATCTGGTTACGGATGCCATCGATGTCAACGGGCGGTAGCAGTCTGTCGAAGGACTTCGCCACCATGTAGTCAACGTAATCGTTGCGTAGTGCCTTTGGCCGTTGCCCTAAACCGGATTGACGGAACAAGCGAATGATCTGCGGCTTGTGCTGTGTATAGAACGCCAGGATGTTGATAAGCGCAAGGTCGGCTTCAGACTGTGACGAATAGTGCAGGTTCCAGCGTCCCCACATCAGGTCGTTGAACTTGTCGCCGTTGTCAGCCTTCAGCGCCTTGTTCACTATCGCCATGTCTTCTTCTTTTTGGTACACGTCGCCCGCGTACGAAGACACGATAGCGTTGCCGCCCATCTGTTCCCACAGTGAATTCAGCAGCGGATTAAAGTCGCCGCTGATGGGCTTGGCGCGGTAGACGTTGCCTGTCATCGTCATGAAACGGAGCGTGCTGTATACCTCAACGAAGGCACGCTTACGTCCGCTCGGAACGGAGCCTTTGATGATGATGTGCAGGCCCTTGCCGCTGGGGCTTATCTCGGCGTACGAGTCGAAGGCTTCAAAGATGCGAACCTGCCGCGCCTGGGCGTCAAGGTCTTCGTGAACGTCGTCAAGATCGATGAACGCATACGGGTCGGACTCAGCCAGAACGAAACCAATGCCGTCATAGGCCCGCGCATGTACCGCGTTCACGCAAGCGTCGAAGCTTGTCCACGTGAACGGGTCAGAATGACTAGCTTTGTAGCCGCCTATCGGGTTGTAGGGCACCTTCGTCGGCTTCGCACCGCCGTGGTCTTCAAAGCGCCACGTCACCCATTGCGATAGAACACGCAACTCGCTCGGAATGTTGTCGAACAACATTGGCGCTTACAGTGTCGCGCCGGTCAAATAGTGGTATAGCCGTTCTATGCGGTCGCAGGAGGGATCAGGAATACGGTCAAGTGCAAACATACGTAGCCAACCCCATGTAACGCCGGACCCATCCGCGATTTCACGCAACGTCTGTTTGCGCCCGTCAATAGTGTCCCGCAGCGCCGTATAAGTGCGCTTACGTAATGTGGGCTGGAAGGGCCGCTTTACGCTGTTGTCGGGGTACTCTTTAGGGGGCCAGGGCTGGTCTTTACTCGGCATGGTCAGGTCTTTTTGAATGTGGCCGGAAGTGTGCCCGAACGCACACAACAGGTCAACTAAAATTTTTATCCGATTGGGCTTGACGGGATAATATTACATGCGGTACATTCTCGCATCGGTTGCGTGATTGCCCCGTGCTGTTTTGTTGGACGGGTTGTTGCCTCACTCGTCTTTGCAGTACGACACGCAACCGCTTTTTATAAGGACAAGAACGCCTATGTTGAAGCTCCCTTGCAAACCTCTGGACACGCACGCAAAGCTGCCGGAGTATGGCACCGAAGGCGCAGCATGTTTTGATTTCTATGCGCGCATTCCTTTCGGTTCCTGGGTTTCGCTTGCGCATGGCGAGCGTGCCTCAATCGGTACCGGCATCGCTGTTGCTGTGCCCGAAGGCTATGTGTTGTACCTGTTCTCGCGTAGCGGTCACGGTGCGAAGCACGGCGTACGCCTGGGTAACTGCGTCGGTGTGATCGACAGCGACTATCGCGGCGAAATCAAACTTATCATCACCAACGACGGGCAGGATACGTTTGAAGTTCACGACGGCGAACGTTTCGCGCAAGGCATGCTCATGCCGTATCCGAAAGTGGTCGTTGCGTGGACAGCGGAACTGCCCGCCACGAAACGCGGTGCAGGTGGTCTGGGGAGTACCGGACGATGACCGGCTTCATGAAAGACTGGCAACACCGCACGACGAAACTCGGACGGCTGCGCGATTGGTGGGCGAGCGTCGTCTATAACTTCAAGATCAAACGCGATCACAAGCGTTGGCCCCTGGGTACGCGCGTCATCATTCTACGCGGACATCACAGTCCTGCGGCGGTGGGCCTTATCGGAAAGGTGCACAAACACGGTTCCCCGTGTAATGACGGCGTGGACTGTAGCGTGGCGTTTGCGTTTCCGGTACCGGACTTGACATTTGGCAATCCGCCGAACGCGCGGTATTGTCACTATGTCGATTACGTCAACATGGAACGGTTGCCTGACAACTATTTCGTTTCGACAGGAGAACAGCCAAATGTCGTCTAAATTGCTCACGTCATACGTGCTGCTTGAAGTCACGCACGAGAAGCCGATACCTGACCTTGCTCACCATGCAGCGGCCCGCGTGCAGAACCTCGACGGCATCGGTAACGGTATCGTGACTGCGATACCTGTGCCCGAGACCGTCTACATGATGGCGCGCATAGTCAACACGCCCGCGCATCCGCCACAGTACAACGTAATGACGGTGCATATTGACGCCAGCATGGACCCTGCCTTTGTGGCAGAATCAGTGCGCCGCTCCCTCGGGCTCACGCCACCGAAGCGCCAGCTATGATCAACCCTTTCAACCCGTTCAATACACCGGCCCCTGCGCCCGCGAACCCCTTCGCGCCTCCTGCCGGTGTGTCCCCCTTCGGCGCGACGACCAACCCCGAAGTGTGGGCAACCCCCGGTGCTGTGCACGTTCCGCCTGTCGTCGTTCCCACAGGCACAGCTATCGACCAAGACACGGGCGAAGTGTTCTACAAAGAACTGGCTGACGGAACCAAAGTACCGTATGACCGGGATCAAATGCTGCTTGACTGGCAACATGCGCAACAGCAACTTGATTTCTGGAAAGCACAAGAAATGGATTTGCGCGGCAAAGTCGTCGCGTCGTTCACCGACCCGGACAAGAAGAAGGGTACGGAGAACGTCGCGCTTGGCGCAGGCTGGCAACTCAAGGTTAAGAAGGGCTTGCGCTATACGCTTAAGTCGTTTGATGCCGCCGTATCGATGCACGATGCCGTGAGCGATGCCATCAAGAAAATGTGTTCCGCAACGCATGACCGGCAAGGCAATCCCCTCGACCCGAATCGCGGTCGTGAGTTTGCGTCAACGCTCGTGAAGTGGTCTGCTGACTTGTCCGTGTCAACGTACGATATGCTTGACCCAGGGTACAAGGAAATCATCGATACCGTGCTTGAAATGAAGTCGGCTGCACCTACCGTGGAAATCAATCCGCCGAAGGAACCGAAATGACGTTACGCACGAACGAAGAAATCCTTGACTTCCTGGGGATTGACTATCGTACACGAAACGTCACAGGCGTCGTTGTTCGTTGTACCGTCGAACGTTTGCCACAAGTCCGCGTAACATACGTACCGGAACGTGAAAATCGTGTACCATTCAACATCGACGCAGCGTGCGAAGAAGCAAGGAAACGCCTTGCGCGTGCGCTTAACATCGCAGTAGCCAACGCAAACCGAAGGCTATGGGTACGGCATCACATGGGAAGTTACCAATGAGCATTCTTCAAAACGTACAAACGTCTACTGCCCACATGGGCACGCGCATTGTCATCGCCGGAGCGGAGAAGCAAGGCAAGACGACGTTTGCGACCGGCGCACCCGGCGCGCTGCTGATCCCGCTGGAGCAAGGCTACGCAGGCGTGAAGACGAACTACGTGCCGATGCTGACGGACTACACGCAGTTGCTTCAGCTTCAGAACGAAATCACCCAGGCGGCACAGCGTGGGCAGTTCCAATTCCGTACGCTCGTGTTCGATTCGGCTACGGCGTTGGAGCGACTGATTCACACGTACGTCATTACGCTTGATCCGAAAAGCAAAACCGACAAGTCGCTGTCGATGGAGACTGCGCACGGTGGCTACGGCAAGGCATATGGTGTTGCGAACAAGTTGTTCGGTGACTTCCTGGCATGGTGCGACATGCTCGTTATCAATGCACGCATGACCATCGTACTGACTGCCCACGTGTTCAGCGCGAAGGTACTCGACCCGCAGAACGGCGAGTACAACACCTGGGATGTCCAGCTTCACAGCCCGAAGGATCAGAAGACCTACGGCAAGCGCGAAATGCTCACGCAATGGGCCGATGTTATCGGCTACCTGCACGACCCGATTACGGTATCGAAAGACGCAAACTCCAATATGGCGCGGGCGATCAGTCTCGGTCAAGGCCGCGTTTTAGGTGTTGAACGCACGCCGTCGTACGTTGCCGGAAATCGATACGGTATGCGTGGTACCATTGCGCTACCGGCACCCCCGGCGTGTGCGTGGAACCAACTCGCAGGCAACCTGCATCAGGCCGCAGGGATTGACGTATGGAATAGGGAGGCTGCGTAATGTTTCCAGTAAAGCATTCAGAAACAAATACTACGTTGTACGCCGCAGAAGGCGAGGACAAAGTAATCGATTTGCCTATTCGTCGTTCCGCTATTCAAGGTATTGAAGTTGTTCAGTCGTTCTGGAAACCAGAACCTAACGAATTGGCGGCGCTTAACGAAGGGCACGCAATTATCCTAACGGTTGCAGGGCGTACGCATGCGCCTGTAATGATGGAAGTTTCGGCAGTAAAAGAGTAACAAGGCGACGGCGTAGCCTCAAGCGCCATAACGTAACGGAGAAACAGGAAAATGCAAATCAACTTTAGCACGCAAGGTATTGCACCGATGCAGCCGATGGAGCCGGTACCGGAAGGCTGGTACCAAGTCATGATCGTTGACGAAGAACCGAAAGCGGTTGCGAACAAGCCGCAATCGTGGTATCTGGCGTTGACGTTGGAAGTCATCGCAGCCGCAGACGGCAATCCGCAGTTCAAGGGGCGCAAAGGCTACGTGAACCTGAACCTCGGAAACGACAACATTCAGGCTGTCGAAATCGCACAGCGCGAACTGTCGGCAATCTGCCATGTCACGGGCCGTCACGTGATCCAGGACACCGCGCAACTCAAGGGCGTGCCGTTCCAAGCGAAGTTCGTCATCGACGGCAATCGCAACGTCATCAAGGGCTACAAGGACATGCAGGGCAACGACCCCGGCAAGACGGGCGGCGCAGCGGCCCCGCAGACCCAGCAGTTCCAGGCCCCTCCGGCGCAGCAACAGCCTGCCCAGCAGTTCCAGCAGCCCGCCGCGCAAGGCAACCCCTTCGGTGCGGCTGCGGCCCCGCAACAGCCCGCGCAAGGCGCATGGCAACAGCCTGCCCAGGCCCAGCAGCCCGCGCAGACGTTCCAACAGCCTGCCCAGCAACCGGCACAGCAGTTCCAGCAGCCTGCGCAACAGGCCGCACAGCAGCCGCAAGGCGGCGCTCCCTGGGCGAACGGTGCAGCGGCACCCCAGGCCCCGCAACAGGCCGCGCAAGCCCCTGCCGGTGGCGGCGCTCCCTGGGCGCAGCAACAGCCCGCGCAGGCTGGCGGCAACACGGCTCCCTGGGCTACGAAGTAAGCTTTCCGGCGTGAACGAGAACAGGGGCTTCGGCCCCTGTTTTTCAATAGGATCATGATGACAACACCTGAATTCGATTTGGCGAACAGAGAAGACCGTAACAAGCTGTCGAAGCGTCTGCTTGCAGACATCGATACGTACTGTCGTACCGCGTTCAATGACGGTCATCGTACGCACCTGGGCGCGTCGTTGATTAACCGCGAGTGTTCGCGGTATCTGTGGTACGTCTTCCGCTGGGTGTACAACAAAGAATTTGACGGTCGCATGCAGCGGCTGTTCCAACGTGGGCATAGAGAAGAAGAATTCATGCTCAAGATGCTTGAGGGCATCGGCTGCAACGTGTCGCCGGTTGACTATGAAGCGCCGAACGTGCTGCACTACAACACCGTTACCGGCCTTTACCATTACGAAACAACGTTCAAAGGTGACGGTAAAGTTATCGTTGAAGCGAACACAGAACACGGCGTAACAGAAGCCGAATCACAAGGCGTATACCCTGACTATCCGCAACACCGCGTATCGGGCTGTGAAGGCCACTTTGGCGGGTCTATCGACAACCTGCTTGAACTGCCGAAACAGTACAACCTGTTCGTTATGTTCATTAACGAATTCAAGACGCAGGCTACCGGCGCGAAGTTCACCGCACTAATGCGCGATGGCGTGCAAAAAGAGAAACCGGACCACTACACGCAAATGTGTATCTATGGCTGGAAGAAAGGCCACAAGTACGGCGTCTACATGGCGGCGAACAAGAATGACGATTCGCTGCATGTCGAAGTCGTTGAACTGGATTGGGAACTTGCGCAACGCATGGAAGCGAAGGCTCACCGCATCATCTTCTCACGCACGCCGCCGCAGAAGCTGTCGGAATCCCTTGCCCACAGTACGTGCCAATACTGTGACATGAAAGAGGTCTGCCATCAGGCCAAGCCGTACGAGAAGAATTGCCGTAGCTGCGCGCATGCCCAGGCGATCCCCGGCAAGCAGTGGGGGTGCAATCTGCATGGTCAGGTCATCCCGGCGACGTTCATCCCTACTGGCTGCAATAGCTGGACGCCTGCCGTATGAAACAATCGTTTGAAGCGATGCTAGGGCGCGTCGTGTTGCTGCTCGCGCTGTTGTGGTTGCTTTACTTTCTGGTGAGCGACCTATGATCGAACCGTGGTGGTTTCAGAAAGAGGCAGTCAAAGCGACGTTCGACTACTTCAGCTATTTCGGGGCCTTGTCCGCGAATGATCCTGAAGAAGCGAAGAAGGAGCATAACCCCCTCATTGCGCTACCAACAGGTACGGGCAAGTCAGTCGTTATCGCATTCTTCCTGAAGCATGCACTAGAGTCCTGGCCCCGTACTCGCGTGCTGTGCCTGACGCACGTTAAGGAACTGATCGCGCAGAACGCGGCCGAATTGCAGGGTATCTGGCCTGAGGCACCTGTGGGCATATATTCTGCCGCGCTCAAACAACGCGATACCGTCATGCCTATCATCTTCGCTGGCGTAGCGAGCGTGATTAGCCGCATCCATGCGTTCGGATGGCGTGATCTTATCCTGATTGATGAATGTCACCTGCTCAGTCCTAACGAGAAGTCGATGTATCAGACGATCATTTCGGAACTGAAGAAAGTCAATCCGGCGTTGAAGGTCATCGGCCTTACCGCAACGAAGTATCGGCTTGGACAGGGCCTGCTTACGGACGATGGCCTATTTACGCACGTAGCGTACGACATGACGACGATGCACGCGTTTAACCGTCTCGTGGAAGAAGGCTACCTGTGCCCGCCTACGACGAAGCGTACTGCTGTCGAAGTTGACACAAGTACTATCTCTGTTGCAATGGGCAAGTTCAACGAAGGTCAGCTTGAAAAGGAAGTGAGCAAGGTAACGGAGCGCGCGTGTCAAGAGCTAGTCATGCTTGCGCAGGATCGTATCTCATGGATCGTATTCGCCCCTGGTATCGGCAACTCGATTGCAATAGCGAACCTGCTTAACTCCTACGGCATTCCGACTGCCGCAGTGCATTCCAAGCTATCGGACTCGCAGCGTGACGAAGCTATCGAAGATTTCAAGCAGTTCAAGTATCGCTGTCTCGTATCGAACAACATTCTGACGACCGGATTCAACCATCGTCCGGTTGACTGTATCGCCATGTTGCGTCCTACCCTGTCGCCTGGGCTATGGGTGCAGATGATTGGCCGTGGCACCCGCGTGTCACCGGAGACGGGAAAGAAGAACTGCCTTGTGCTGGACTTCGCAGGCAACACGCGCCGCCTGGGGCCTATCAACGACCCCGTGATCCCCCGGAAGAAGGGCAAGGGCGGCGGAGACGCGCCCGTGCGCCTGTGCGAGGTCTGCGGCACCTACAACCACGCCAGCCGCCGCACGTGCGAGTGCTGCGCCTTTGAATTCGACTTCACACCGAAGATCGCAGGCACGGCGTCAACCGATACGATCTTGCGTACCGAAACGTCTGACCTACCGCAGATTGAAAACGTACCCGTCAAACGTGTGCTGTACACGAAACATATAGCTAAGAACGGACGCGGTACCCCGTGCATGAAGGTAGCGTACATTACAGGCATTCAACAGTTCGTTGAATGGATTAATATTGAGCAACCGCACGGTTCGCTACTCGCAAAACAAGCCCGTGATTGGTGGCGTGAACGTCACAGCACGGAACCGCCAGCTACCGTCGATGAAGCATTGACGTATCAAAGTGCGTTGCGCATACCGAAGCGTATCAATGTGATCGTCAACCGCAAATACCCTGAGATTATCAGCTATGAGTATGACTAAGGCATTTTTCTGGACAACCCCTGTGCCGGTGCGGATCATGCTGCATGAAGAAATGGTACGGACGGGAGCCTTGCCCACATGCTTGAACTGCGACAAGGGCGAGCTACGCGGCGACCGTTCTTTTTGCTTGCTGTACAACGCGTATCCTCCTGCGAAAGTCGTCGTATTCGGTTGCCCGTCATGGTGTGATGATGCAGTGCCGTTCTAAGCGTACGCGCATTCTCGTGACTGGCGGGCGCGATTACGTGAATGTCACGTACGCACACGGCGTACTGGAACAAATCAACGCCTACTATAAAGAAGGTATCGTCATCATCCAAGGCGGCGCAAAGGGCGCGGATCGTATCGCAAAGGATTGGGCGTTGAAGAATGGTGTACCATGTATCACGATGGATGCTGCATGGGACTATTACGAAAAGCGCGCAGGTAGCGTACGCAATAAATGGATGATCGACATTTGCGCGCCGGATTTTGTGTTAGCATTCCCTGGCGGTATCGGAACCGCGAACATGATAAAAGAGGCAGAGCGCGTGCAGTGCCCTGTCTACCCAGCATAGGAACTAAAATGATACTCTGCGAAGGTACAGCACCAAACCTAAAAGTATGGCACGCCGAACAGTGCCGCGTTGTCCGCATGCTCGCGTACATCGACCTTGACCGCCAAGTGTGGGCAGAAGTTCCGATGGAACCTATTCGTTATCTCGTTTTCTGCCCTGCTTGTGGCGGTGCGCAGCCTGACAGCAACGAATTCCAAGCGAAGAAGATCACCGTAAACAAGGAACTAACCCTTGCAATCATTAACCCAATTGAAGGGGTAGACGATGGCGACGAAACGCACGAAGAAAACGGAACCGGAGCCGACAAGCAACGAACTGAACCTACTCGACGCGTTGAAGTTCGTGAAGATAGCACAGTTGGATGCGGGACCGCCGCAGCATCGGCACTGCATCATGTACGGCACATGGCTGTATGCGTTCAACGGCATTCTGTCTGCCGGACATCGGATTGAAGAAGACATTTCGGTTGCTCCCCACACGCAGCGGCTGATCCAGGCCCTAGAACGCTGCGAAGGCCAGATGGCTATGACGCAGTTGCAATCTGGTTTGAGCGTCAAGGCGGGGCGGTTCAAGGCCGTCGTACCCTGCCATGTGCTGAACGATATGCCCCCGGTGTTCCCTGACCCGCCCGTGGCCGTCATAGACGACCGCCTGCGGGCCGGAATGGCGGCTGTCGCGCCCCTGGTATCGGACAACGCGCAGACGGTCATCACGGCCTGTGCGCGCCTGGGGCCGCAGACGATCTGCGCGACCAACCGGCATGTGGTGATCGAGTATTGGCACGGCATCGATTTGCCGGTGATCTTGGTCCCTAAGACCGCGCTCAAGGCTATCGAAGGCATCAAGAAACCGTTGACGCAGTTCGGTTACTCCGGCAACACAGCTACGTTCTACTTTAGCGACGGTAGCTGGCTCAAGACGCAGCTTTACGCTGACAAGTACCCGGATATTGGTCGTGTCCTAGATAAGCCATCGGACCAATGGCCCGTAACACCCGGACTCTACGACGCGTTGCGCGTACTGAAACCGTTTACCGAAGACAGCAAGTGTGTTATGTTCTCGCGTAATCTGTTGCACACAAGCAGGACGAACAACACCGAAGGCGGTAGCTACGAGCTTGAAGGCATACCGGAGGGGCGAGCATTCAACCTAGAGTATCTGCTGATGCTTGAAGGTATCGCAAAAACCATCGACTACGCCAAGGGCGATAGCCCCTTGTTGTTCTTCGGCGAGAACGTTCGCGGCGCAGTATCTGGCATGAGGATTCCTGGTGAGTGACATTCTATTCTTCGATGACGAACCACTGACGCTGCGTCGTAAAGCAGTTCTCAAGCAGCTACCGCCGACACCGAATACGGGATGGTTGCCGCCCACACACTTCCCGAACCTGAGTGCCGCAAAGCTCCTGAGCTTCGACTGCGAAACCTGGGAACCGGACTTTGACCACGGGCCAGGATGGGCGCGCGGTAAGGGCCATATCGTAGGCGTTGGTATCGGCGCTGACGACGGCAACGGCAACTATGGCAAGTGGTACTTTCCTGTCCGGCATGAAGTCGAACCACAGTACAACCTTGACCCAATACACGTGTTCAACTACGTGCGGGATACGTTGGAGCGCACACCGAACATTCCGAAAGTCGGCGCGAACCTGACATACGATGTGGGCTGGCTCGGAGAAGAAAACATTCACGTCAAGGGTGAGCTTCACGACGTACAGTTTGCCGAAGCCCTGTTGTCGGAGGACACTGAAGTTAACCTTGGTCATCTTGGAGTTAAGTACCTCAATGAAAACAAAACAAGCGACGACATGTACCGTTGGCAGGCCGAAGCCTACGGCGGTTCCGCCAATAGCAATCAGCGCGCGAATATCTACCGTACGTCACCCCGCCTTGTCGGGCACTATGGTGAAGGTGACGTTGATCTGCCACTCCGCATCCTGCGTCACCAGTGGCCTGCGATGGAGCGTGAAGGTGTATTGAACATCTACCGTATGGAGTGTGATCTAATCAGTCTCATGGTTGCGATGCGGCGCAAGGGCGTAACGATTGATCTGCCGATGGTCGAACAGTTGTACGCACAGCTTGGCCTTGACATTATGAAGTTCCATACGCTGCTAAAGAATCAGCTTGGCTTTGAACTGAACGTTAACGCAGGTGATAGCGTAGCAAAGGCATTCGACTATTACGGCGTACCGTACATGAGGACTGCCGCAGGTAAGCCAAGTTTCACAAAGGACTTTCTAAAGCAGGTAGAGCATCCTATCGGTAAGCAGATTATCGAACTGCGGATGTACGAAAAGATTCGCAACACGTTCATACGGTCGTACCTGCTTGAACGGCACACCAACGGAAAGATTCATGCGTCATTCAATCAATTACGCAGTGATGACGGCGGCACTATCGTAGGTCGCTATTCAAGCAGTGACCCGAACCTGCAAAACATTCCGGTGCGACCTGGATTCACCGAAGAACCACTACTGACCAAGCCGAAAGAAGGCAAGCCCAATCCGTTGTACGATCCCACATACGTACCCCTGGGCAAGCGTATGCGTTCGTGCTTTCGTCACGACTTCGGCGACGTTGAAATCGAGAAGATCGACTTCAGCCAGATTCAGTATCGCTATCTCGTACACGATGCAGTAGGCGACGGGGCGCAGGCCGTGGCCGATGCTTACAACCTAGACCCCAATACGGACTACCACGACATCGTACAGAAGTTAGTTAACGATGTGTCAGGCCGCTACATTGAACGTAAGCCGATTAAGAACATTAACTTCGGACTTGCCTTCGGAATGGGCGAAGACAAGCTAGCGCGGCAACTTGGCGTAGAACTGAGCGTTGCCCGTGAAATCATGAAGGCGTACCACATGGGCGCGCCGTACGTGCGGGAGACGACGAAGCTGTTTGCGCGCATGGCCCTGGAGGACGGTCAGATCGTGAGCATGCTGGGGCGCAAGAGCCGGTTCAACCTGTGGGAACCAATCCGCGAGCGCAACAGCCGGGAAGAACGCAAGATCGCCTTGCCGTACGAACGTGCTTTGGCGATGTACGGTACGCGTATTCAACGCGCCTACGGGCACAAAGCACTGAACCGCAAGCTTCAGATGGCCGAAGGCGACCACATGAAACGCGGTATGTGGCAGTGCTGGAAAGAAGGGGTGTTTGACTACATCGGTGTACCACGGCTGACAGTACACGATGAATTAGTCTTTAGTGTGATGCGCAACGATCCTGCAATGAACGAAGCGTTTGCTTATATGCGTCATGTTATGACACACGCCGTTTCTATAAAAATCCCGGTCTTGGTCGATTTTGGCCGGGGTGCAAATTGGGGAGCGATTGACTAGGCTTGGGGCGTGCCGGAAGGTGCCTGCGGCGTGTCAGACGGCCCCTTCCCGGCGTTTTCTTCTCCGCCCTGGGCCTGGGCGAGGGCTTCGACCTTTTGCATGACCGTGAGGCAGGCCACAGCCACGCGCAAGCCGTTGGCCCGGTTGAAGGCGTCAAGCGACTCCGCGATGAACTGGAGTTCTTTCAGCGTGAAGGGTGCTACAGGCGGTTGCGCTGCCACGGGGCCTGTCTGGGCGGCGCGGGCAACGGCAGTCTTGATGGGTTTCACGGTCATTCCTCGGTGTTGGGCCATTCAGCATCCGGCAGTTCAGCCAGGAGTTCAGGCAGTGTAGGCATGGGACGGTTCCCAGCTTGTACGTCGGCGAGGATAGCATAGCATGCTGCCCACACGTTGTCGCGGAGGTCAACGCAGTACTGGCCTTCTGCCGCGAACTTGGGCACGCCGGACGTAGCGTACGTGCAGGCCGACAGGATGTTGTCGTAGCCGCGCGTCTTGGCGAAGGCGTCAAGCTGAAGCTGTACCGCGCCGGTACCGATGGCAACCAGTTCTTCCGGCGTCGGCTCGCGTTGTGCTTCGTCGCTAGGCCGAACGTAGCCTTCGACGTACTGACCGGCGTAGCTTTGCAGCCAGCCGATTGCGTTCTTCTCGAAGTAGGCTTCAACCGTGGCGATCAGCTTCGGGTTTGGCACGTCGATGCCGTCAACTTGGATCGTCTGCGGCAAGTCGGCGTTGTAGCGGTCAAGCGCAGCTTGCAGGCCCGCGAGCAAATCAGGATCAGAAACAACGAGGGTGAGGGTTTTCATGTGTAGCTCCTTTAGGTAAGTGTGAATGTTTTGGTAACGCCGCCAATACGCATTTTGATGTCCGTGCCGTCGAACCAGATGTCGCCGTTGACAGGACCTGCAACGTTTGCGCCTGCCGTCAGTCGAAGATGGGACGCTGTTGTTGTCGATGCGCCAATGACAACTAACGAAGTCAGTTGCGGGACAGCCGAAAAACCGGCCGCTACATTAGTTGTTATTGCGCGTAGAAGTGCATTTCCCGCTGCATCAATGTTCCAGCCACTGCCACCGTTCAACGTCAACGTATTGCCACTCGCACCAGTCCCCAGCCCTTCCGCCGTGATGCTGAACGCACCTGCCGTCGTGCTGCCGAAACGCAGGCGGCGGTAATTGGACGCATCGGTGTAGGTGCCGTATGTGTTCCAGTTCTGCGCGACAGCGGCATTACGCTGTGCAATGGTTCCGGTGCCGTCGTAGGACAGGCGTGCGTCTTGGTTGGCAGTGCCGATCACAAGACCATTGAGGGCAACACCGTAACTTGCTGCCCAGATTAGCTGTGCACTGGTGCCAATGGACAGCGCACCGCTACCTGATGTCGGACGCAGGCCGTAAGTCTGGTCGATTTCGTAACGTCCGAAGGTTCCATTAGCTGCCACACTGAGTGCGCCCGCGTCTGTCAGACTGCCGTAGACGGTATCCGATGCACCGGAGCCCGAACGGAACTCAAGCACATTCGCTGAATTGGGCGTCAACCGCCAGCCGTACCCATCAGATGCGCGTGTCAACGTCAGACGGCCAGCACCGGCCAACGCATCAATAATGACTTTCGCAGATGCTGTAGTGAGTGAAGCAAGCGTCAAACCAGCCAACGTACCCGCCGTGCCGTTGTTGATTTCAACGACACCGGCTGCGTTGCGACGGATACCCGTGTCAACGGCGTCGATACCGACATCCCCTGTCGTAGCCCACATCAGTCCGGCATTCGCTCCCAGCTTTACGCCTTGACCACCACTGAACGTACTTTTTTGTAAGCGGAGACTAGACGCAAGGCTGTTTTCGTAGAAACGCAAATCGCCGTCAGCAAAATAGATACCGGCAGTATCCGCAACGTTGAATATCTGCGATTGGGTATTGACTATGATTCTGGGCGCACTAAGTCGGAGATTCCGTACAGTACCAGTACCGTTCGCCCCCGTCGCCAGCGTCAGAATATTGGCGTTGTCCTGCCAACCGAGGCTTGCCCATTCGCCGTTGGAGGCGTCGGTGTAGGTGTTGTAGATGCGCTGGCCTTGGGCGTTGACTCCAAACCGTTGGTCAATCCGCCCCGCAATACCGCGATACATAAACGTATCAATTCCTGATGTCGCGTTACCACCGCTACTCCATGCCAAGTACATGGCGGAACTCATCATCATTCCTAAGCTGTTCATGAACAGCGCGTTACCGCTTCCTAGGCCAAGGTTATTGCCAAGTTCCAGACGAGAGCCAACAAACACATTGGCAGAGGTGTAGATGCTACGCGGGCGCTTTGCTGCGCTTGCCCCAATATCGTAGCTGTTGTCCGTAGGGAACATCAACCCTGTTTGGTCAATCTGTGCAATAACCGATTGCGCACCAACCTTGAAGGAGATCGCACGAAACGACCCGCTCTCAAGGGACTGGATCATTAGTTGATTCGTGTCCCAGGAAATCACACCGCGTGGATTGCCAGTCGTACCATCGCCGCCGACAACAAGGCTTGTGCCTACGTAGGCATTACGCATCCGATTGGCGCTGCCACCAATGTCATTGGTGTTATCAGTAATGGGATGGAACACCCCACCTTCATCAAAGCGCCAACGATTCGAGCCGTTTGTGTTGATGACAACAGCAGCTACACCAGCGCTCTTAATAACCACCCCACGATCAACCCCCGTACCGGCCTTTTCAGCCCCAATATTTAGAACTCCACCAGACCACGCAAACACACCACGCTCATAGTTGCTCGCGTCGGTGCGCGTGTTGTATACGTTCTGGGCCTGAGCGTTCGCGCCGTTGTACTGCTCAAGCACACCAGCGCCGCCACGGCGCAGGTAGAGGTCAGGTGAGGTAGTGCCAAACGCCCCAGAAGACCATGACACTGACTTCGTTGCATCAAAGAGAATGCCAGCATTCCATGTCCCACCGATACGAGTAGCGCCGCCCCAGAAGTCAAGACCGTCAGTATTAATATTGCGCGTAAGTTTTGAACGCCCATCGACATCAAACTCAACAGCATTGGCGCGCAGTGTCCCATAGGCGCTATCGTCAGCTAAACGAATGTCAATACCTACCCCATTCCGCTTCAGCATCGGGAACGCATTCGTGATGCCACCAAACCCAATGTTGCCGGTCATCGTACCGCCGCCCAACGACAACTTACCGTCAAGCGCAGTCTTCAAATCGAGTTGGTCAAGCAGCGCACCTGTGATGTTTCCCCACACTGGTTCGACAGCCTGACCGGCGATGCCCTGGGGACCACGCGCAACGACCTCAAGCAGCTTTACCGTGCCGTCATCCTTGATGACCTCAAGCGTTTGCGTTGACGGACTTTCGATAACTTCAATCATCGGGTAGCCTCCGGGCAGATGGCAACGCGGCCTTGCAGTAGGCGTTCAATTGGTTCGTTGATAGCGTTCAGGATTTCAATATCCCAATAGCCCAGGTCGTAGCAACGACGGCCCTTGTACGACGTAGGTGAAGCCGGTAGGTCATCGCTCCACAGTGCCGCACTCGCTACCGCATCCATGAGCATTTCGATTGTTCCAGTCACGCCGCCAAGCACGATGCCGCCGTTCTCCGTCGTGAAGATCACCGTTGGGTCTTCCTCAACGTCAAGCGCCCTACGAATGTGGGCACGGGCTTTGAAGGATGTCAGGTCAACAGGCGCGTCGTTGATCTTCCAACGGAACGTAGCGTTCGTCAGGTCTTGTCCTGCGATGATAAGAAGGTCGTAGGCGACGGTCATTGGGCGTCCTTTGAGGGCGGGGAGCCAGGGGGATTATAGGCGCGATTGCCGGGTCAACCTATCTCAACGTCAACTACTACGCCCACAGCCAGCAAATCAGCGGCGGATAGCCCGGTCCACGTCCAAGTTGCATCGCCGCTCTGTGAAAAGAACGAAGCCGTAGCTGTAAGGTACACGCGATTACCGAGCTTTAGGTAACTCAACGCTGTTTGTGCTAAGAGTGCGCCGTATACGCGCAATAAGGTCGTAGTGACATGCAGCACTACGCGATAACCTTCACTGCCTTCGTACGTCGTAAGTAGTTGGTTAATTATTATTTGGTCTACCCCTTGCGTATTGCTGAGGCTGTCTCCCGCACCGCCACCAAGCACATAGCCGCGCGCTTGATAAAAAACGAAACCGTAGTCGCCTGTGACCATTACCGCGCGGCTATTATTGGATACAAGTAACGTCATGGGGCAAGTACGGTCCAAGCGCCTTCAACGCGATTGTCTGTGGCGTCGTAGCACACCGTCAGCATACTGACTTGATTCGGCAAGTTACCGTACGTACCTGTGATCTTCGGCGTATTGCCGCCCGCGATGCTCGGAACGGCAACCGTATAGCCGCCTGTCGCGTTCATCTTGAGGCGCACCGTGTACCACTCGCCCTCAACCATGTTTTGAAACGTCATGGATGAAATGTTTGCCGTAACGACTCCAGGCTTGAATGTAGCGAACAAGGCGCAGTCGAATACAGGCGTTGCACTGTGCGCAGGCTTCGACACATTCTTGTTCTGCACGCCAAGCGCAAGCAACGCTTCTTTCGGATTGCCGGTCGCACCGAGCAGGCCCGTAAGGTAATCCCACAATGCTCCGATGCCGATGCGGAACACGCCGTTGCTCGGATTGGGGTATGTATTCGCTAGGTCAGTGCGTAACGGGGGTGCTGCCATGATGTTTCCTTATGCTCGCATCGTGCCGAGGATCGCGCCACCGCCGCCACCTTGGAACGTAACGCTGATACCAGACGTAGCAATTTCAAGCCATGCGATGTAATGACCACCTTCGGGGATCAGCACCGGATAGTCAGCGTTGTAGGCGACGTACGCGACGTTTGCTGTCGCGGCAAGCACCGTGTTCGACGTAGGCGCTGTGGTGCTATCAAGGCCCATCGCAACCATGCAGTTTGCGTACGTGCCGGAACTGCCCAAGGCAGACGTACGCACCATCGCCATCGTTATGTCTTCCGCAACGCCGATGACGCAATTGAATTGGTTCTGTGTCGCGCCTTGCGCCTGCCGCCATGCGTTCGTCGCGTAGGTCCAAGTCGAACTGAGCCCCAGGACAAGGATACGACGATCAACGCGGTTGTAGTAGTTCCACAGATAGCGGAACGCATCCGAATCAACGGTTGTCGTTGTACCGTTGGTGCGGAACGTGCCCAAATACCGCCGCGTCGGTGCACCGGATTTAACAAGCACACCGTCTAGGCGCACAAGCGCCGTAGCTCGTGTTACCAAATTGGTCCAGGGCGTAAACTCCAGTGTAGGCACGCCAGCGTTTGAGTAACAGAAAACATCATGCGGCAGGTTGCTTGTTAGCGTACCAAGCGCAAGAGAAAATTGTGCTGAGGTACGCTTAACCCATTTAGCTAACGTAGCATCGTATAGCGAAATGACATTGCCCGTCATCGGACACGCGTAGATGGTTCCACCTACCACATCGGTTGGAGTTACCGGCACGTTACTTGTAAGCGTGAGACGGAAACCATTCGCCATCGGATCGTCAACGCCCAAGGCGGCACGTGCTTCGACAGCGTTGCCGGTCGCGCCCAACAGGCCCGTGACGTAATCCCACAGCTTGCCGAATCCGGCGCGGGCGACGGCATCCGTGGGGTTCGGGTAGGTATCGGAAATCTCGTTTCTATTGGGGGGTGCAGCCATGTCAGTAGCCTTTAAGTTGAACGTCTGCGGTCGCGCCATTCACGCCGACGTTGGCAGCATTGTAAGGGGTGAGAACGGTTGTCAGGGGGCCTACTTTGACGATGCCCAATCGTGTTGCTCCGCTACCATTTGCCTGTAGCGCCGGGTACACGTACTTGATGACCGTGAACGGTTTCGTATACGGGACGACGGTACCTGCCGCAACCAACGGCAGATCGCTAATATCTTCAATGATGTCAGGCGCGTCAACCGTCAATGAGAACTTGTCGATAACACCCTGCACAGCGCCAGGGCCAATCGTGATACGGAACGCGTAGCCGACATTCTCAACGAGTAGTTGTCCAGGCAACGGCAACCAATCGCCAGGAGGGCCGTAGAACGAGTCAGGACCAACGCCGTAGAAGGGCGCGCTACCTGTACCGTAGAAAGGTTCAGGACCGGACTTCTGGTACTCAACCGTAGCGTTCGCGCCGAGCGATTCAAGCATCACGGTAAGGTAAGAACCTGCAAGCGCGCTGTTGATTAGTACCTGCGATGTCACGTACACAAGTGGCGTATACGTGCCGGTTTCATACAACGAAGCGGTATCGTCAGAATCGTAGAACGACGCCGCATCCGCACCGTAAAAAGAGTCTGTCGCGTTCGCAACGATATCCGTGCCCACAATGGAGCCGCCTGTGATAACTCCAGGCCAGCCCATCGCCTCAAAATCGAAGACCTCTACCACGTTCGCCACGGGCGCGTCTCCCAGGTCCGTAAAGACAGGGATGGCGTTGAGGGAGACATGCTCCGTCGTGTCGATGGCCTTGCCCAAGATCGTGACAGGCCCGCTGGGGCGCTGAATCATGCGGTAGGGCGATGAAACGATCTGTTCGGTATGCAGGGGTGCCGCCGTGCCCCAATCGGTGTTCTGTCCGTAGTGGAACCGGAAGACATAGCCCGCGCGGTCGGCGTCGGTAATCGGGGGCCAGGACAGTGTATCGCCGTCGATGTTCAACACCGTCATGTCAGACGGCGGCGCGGTCTTGCCGATGACCTGATGCGTGATGTAGTTGAAGTGCCCCTTCAGGTTCAGGTCGTTGGAGAACCGCGCACCGATAGTGATAGGTACTTCCGGTACGTTGGACAGCATGACGCTAGTTGCGTTACCGGGCGCTTCTGGCGCGTTCACCCATCCGTCACCTTCAGAATCCGTACGCCGCCATACGACTTCGACGTTACCGCCGTTGAACACGTTACGGCGTGTCGCAGGCTTGATAGGAATGAACACGTTCGTGACAATAGTTCCGTCAGCCTGAATCGTCAGGTAATTGGTGCCGCTCTGTGGCTCGCCGTCGAACAGCAGATTTTCTACGTCGCGCGGATTGACAGGCGTAACGTTCGGTGCGGGGTCTTGCGCTGTTTCGTTCGTCAGGTCATAGATTGTGGGCACGTCTTCGATTGCGGTGAACGCGCATGGGTTGCCGCGTGCATGCGCCCAATCCTGAATACGGTACACCTTTGCGGCAACATTTATCGCTGGCTCATTCAGAATGAACCTGTCGCCGGGTTGCGCTTTCCAATGCAGCATGCGAGGCGACACAAGAATGATTTGCCCGCCGCGTGACATTTCAACAGCCATACGCAACATTTGAATTGCGCGCACCGCTCCGGTCGTGAAACCAACTTGCACGTCTGCCCATTTCGCCTTCACGTCAGCGGCAAGGAATACGGCGTTCTGATACGGCGTCACGTCTTCAGGCACCCCCAAGCCAGCCGCGTTCAGATAGCGTCCGCGTGCACCGTTTACACGCTCGTTCGGCCCGTAGCTACTCTGCACGATTTCAACAGGTGCGCGAAGGTCGGTCGGATTGAGCGTGAATAGCGGGGTAGACCATGTGCCTGCACGAAGTACCCACACTCCACCCGATTCAAAGCTTACGCCGCCCATGCTGCGCTCAAGCGCGGTGCGCGTGTTGTCGCGGCCCTCACCTGTATTGAATACGCCATCGCACGTGTACAGCGCGCGGCTGTTACCCAGGTTATACAGATACGAGTACGCATCGCCTGACAGGTCCGGGTACGCAACTACGTCGCATGCGTTCGCCGCTGCGATAAGCGCTGGCATATCGAGTTGGCTGTATGCTGCGCCAAAGCCATACTTGTTGCAAACAAAGTCTGCCCAGCACAGCGCAGGGTTGCGCGTGTACTTCAACAGCCCGTCACGCGGATCGTAGATACCCTTCTTACCTTTGCACTTCGCCGTTACGTTCGGCATGCCTTGCTGGAACCGATTGAAGTCCAGATCAAACCGCATGATAAGGTAGCTACGTCCGTGTAGCTTGTGGTCTGAAGTCCACTCGCCAGGGCAGTCAGCAATCAGGCGTGTATCCGCTACACCGTCAGCGTTATTGTGCTTATAGATACGAACACGCGGCACACGGTTACGTGCGTTGCAGGTAATGAGCGTGTGCAGATTCGGCGGGCCATACACTAGCGTAATGTTGGCATTCGTTTCGTAAAAGAAATGCAACACAGTTACGGTTTGTTGTCCGAAACTGTCTATCGTGGTCATAGTGCAGTTACCTGTGATCTGCACACCCGGCAAAGCAACAACGCCGCCTGCGTCAAACGTCACATCAATCTGACGATAGTTCGTATCTACGTTGTCAACGAAAGGACCACTGAGCGGAAAGCCGTCGTTGTCAAGCTGACCAACAGGCTCGCCGTCTAGATAGATTTCGCCAATTTCTTCCAATGCTGTCGCAGCAAGTACGATAACTACGTGTTGGTATTGGTCCCTATCACCGCTCACCATGTGCGCTACGATAGCACCGCCAACCGGAGGCGGTTCGCCGTAGATAATCTGCCAAGGCGCTTCCGACGACAGGAACGTTTGATTCTTCGCGGTCAGCGAATCGTTGTAGGCATTCTTTGCCGACTCGTTTGCGCGCTTCTGTTTGTTCCGTGCGACTGCACCGCCGACAAGCGCAGCGCCAGCATAGATAAGAAACGCCTGTACGCCGACGTACTCACCAACCGCCACAATC